TTGGAAGACATATTGCAAGAAGGCGACAATATTGTCATTTTTTATGAAAAGGAGTAATTATGCCTAAGATTATACCAAAATGGATTTCACTTGATACATCCAATCCTTCTTTAGAAGATAATAGTGGGAAATTGCGTGTAAAAGTTGATGGCACCACTATAGAACGCGGAGCAAGCGGGTTGAATGTAAAAGATAACTTGTATGTTCCTCAGACATATCTTGACACAGACATCAATCTTGCAGCAAACTCCGACGTCAAGATTGCAACACAGAAGGCTGTCAAGACGTATATTGATGCTTTGCTCGCTGCAAACGATGCAATGGTGTTTAAGGGAACTGTCGGCTCTGGCGGGACGTATGAAATAGCGGCGTTCAATTCGTTGGCAACTTATCAAACCGGGCATGCCTATAAAATCGTCGAAGGCGGAACGGTGAAGGGTAAGGCGTGCGAGATAGGTGATATGGTAATTGCTACAGTTGATCGTGCCGGGTCTGGCAATCTTGATGGTGACTGGATTGTTGTGCAAGCAAATCTCGATGGAGCCGTAACTGGCCCCTCATCGGCAACATCAGCCGCAATAGCCATTTTTAGCGGAGTTTCAGGCAAAGTTATTGCAAATAGCGGCCATACGATGGATGTTGTTTGGCATAAAACATATATGCACAAAATAACTGCTGCCGAAGTGACCGCAGGAAAGTTTGCGTTGCCAACCGGGTTTATATCGGCGTCATATTTGTCTGCGCTTGTTGTAGGCGGAATTGAATTGACAAGTGCCCATCGCGTCGAATCAACAGGAGCAATGCCTGATTACAAGATTGTCTCTGAGCATTTTTGTTTTAAGACTGCAACAGCCGGCGAAACCGTTTCCGAAATACTTGGAGAGAACGATATTGTTGTTCTGCATGGCAATAATAGCGTGTCATTATAGGGAGATCTTATGCCTAAAATGAATGGTAAGTGGATCGAAGATGGAACAATAGCGGCTGAAAAGCTTTCCGGCGTTATAGACCTTGGCGTGTCAGGCAATATCAATAATTTGACATTGACCGGCAATTATTATGTTGGCGCAAGCGGGACAACGTTACCATCAGCACATGCATATTATATACAGCATATAAATTATGATGCGAACAACGCTTTGCAAATAGCATCATTTTATGCGCCCTCAACAGTAAGCACCATGTATAGACGCGTTAAGGTTGCCGGCGCATGGAAAACGTGGTATCGGTGGAGAAGCGACGCCGAAACCGGATATATAGGCAATCCTGATTTAACCGATATGGCCGCAAACACAATTAAAGGGCGTGTCACAGCAAGCACCGGAGACCCGGAAGATCTAACGGTTGCACAAGCGATTTCTGTGCTTTCAAGCACAAGGACTGGTTTTGTGCCTCGTCCAGTTTACAATTTTTCTACTGGCGTGTTGGTGGCAACCAATATTCCTGACAATCAAAACACTATGGCTGTTATAGAAATCAAAGGGTCTGTCGGTGATTCCGGTGGTAGCGGAGCAAAAATAATTAATGTTGTTGGATTCGTATATGCTTATACTTCTTCTATTACATGGAATACCGCCGTTTCAACAGGACAATATGCTCCGGTCATAGATGCTTTTTATTACAACGGATATCTTCACTTTTTCTTTGAACAACCGAGTCTGTATTGTGGATTTTTAGTTACAGTAAAAAAAACGTTTGTAAATGGTGGCACTGCTTATGGAGAAAATTGCTTAACCGATATTACAAATGCTGCGAAGCCATCTTCCGGTGTAACATACAGTATTGTAACGACAGCAGGAAGTATTAGGGTCCAGTCTGCATCGTCCTTGCCAACCGCAAGCAATAGGCCGCATGAACTTTTGGGTTATGATAATAAACTATATTGGTCAAACGGTACTTCTTGGGTGGAGAAATAAGTATGGCAGTAGGAGACGCTTGCACTGTTGGTACGCGTACTAAAAAAGACGGATATTGGTATGAATGCACAGCTACCAATGTATGGTCAAGGGTGCAGCCAACCTGCGCAGAGTGTACAAAATTTACCGGTGGAACTCTTAATAATGGAGGCTATACCTTTGCGAGTTCAAGCCCACCAAATGGAGCAAAAATAGCCGGGGATTATCCATCAAGCGGGACGCGCTATTGTTGGGTATACAACTCTTCTCTTAGTGCTTGGGAAAAGAAAACCGATGCTGATTGTGGAACAGAAGCGAGTGGTGGTGCTTGGTATGGTTGCACGGTTACGAGTTGTGTAGCCGAGGGGGGTACATGTACAGTAGTCACGGAGTGCTGTGATGACGACGGTTCTGGTGCATACTTATGTGAGCCATTATATGGTAGTGCTACTAAAAAATGTATAACTTGCCCTGACTGTGTAGACTCTTGGCTTGGGAGGTTTTGTGCAACAGACGGAGCGTATAAATGTGGTAATGCTTTAAAATGTATAGACAACGCTTGGGAAATTTGGGGCACTTGCCCACCACCATATTAAGAAGGAGAGCTATGGAAATTACATTATTTACAAAAGACGGATGCCAGTATTGCGACATGATGGAGCGCGCTATCATGAAGGAGCCAAGCATTCCTGATGGAGCAATTTTTAAGTGTGAGCAAATCACAAAAGATAATATCGATTTTCATAAAGCCGAGTTAATAGAGGCAACAGGATCGCAAAACATAGGATTCCCTATAACGAAAGTTGTCTCTTTTTCAGATGACACAAGATACGTTGATTATATAGTTGGGTATGATATCGAGAATTTTGGCAAAATTCTTGCAAAAAGAAGCGGAGGATAAACACATGGATGCTCTCATCATTGGCGCGCTTGTCCCTATCATTTTAGCACTTATTGCTCACTGGACTAAAGTTGTTGAATTCAGAGCATTTGGGTACGCAAAAAAAGAACAAAAACGTCTTGCGAAACTTGTCCACAATGAACTGTTTAATGATATTGCTACATATATAAGTCATTCAAAACAGTCCTTACAGATCAAAGACAAAGGAAAACAGACGATTGCACAATATTTATTTGAACATAAGTGCAAGACGTGGGCAAGAGTTTTGTATGAAATAGCCAGTTATATAGATCATTGTGATAAGAATTGTTCCGAAGCCATTGAGACAAATCATATTTACAACATGAACATTGATGCCTTGAACAAAGGTGTCCAATTAACAAATATGGTAGTAAGTAATCCTGATCTAAACGCAGATGACAAAGCTGCCCTGTCTGTGTTTTTGGATAAATTCAACGCAAAGCATGAGGCCAAGGTTCAGTTCATGCAAAACGTCATCAAAGACATTGCTTATTCTTCGTTTATTCAGGGGTGTAAAGCAAAGCAGCACATGATACTGCTTGCATATGACTTAGCCCTCGGAATGACCCTTTCTGACCTCGAAAAAACGCTCCAAGATATCAACGGTGATCTCTTTGGTTATTCGTTTAAAGGGAATCTCTTTTTAGAGCATGAGGAGGCGTAAAAATGCAAAAATGGTTTGTTTTGAAAGTGAACGTTTCTATAGGGAGAAAGCTTTTTTTGGCTTTGCTGATCCTCGGACTATCAACGATGTTTGTGTTGAAAGGATTGATGTCTGGCGAGACATTTGCTTTTCTTGTCTCTGCCCTGTTCGGTTTTGTGGCCGGTGCCGTTTCTTACGACAAAATGACGGTGAGGAAAAGTGGTGGGAACGATGAATAAACAATCTTTTATGCGCATTTATGACAATAAACAAACAAGGCTCCATTACGCGCTTATTCATGACGCAATACTAAGCAAGCAAATGGAAATGTCAGAATTTTGTATTTTTGATCCGGCTCACTTCGAAGATGGCGATGCGACAACAACACATGAGCATACCGGGAAAATGATCATCGATCTCGTTTTGCATCTTCGAAAAGAATATAACGAACCAACGTTAAAACTTCCGATTACATCATTATACCGCAAAGGATTTTCTCTTATCGGCCCTCCGGGACATGTGAAAAAAATTGATTATCTTGACATGACTGTTGAAGCGCGCCTTGCTCATTATGGTCTTGCATTTGACGTTTCCTTTAGGATGTGGGTAAATGACATGAACAAAAGTATGCCATTGCTTCAAACAAGATTGAAAGAGTTCGGATTTGAGCAGCCATTTGCGTGGGAATTGCATCATTATTGCCCAAAAGAAGACGTTACGATAAAACGGTTTGGACTTTTGATGTGAATGTGCTATACTTTACTTAGGGCGGTGTAGGTGTAGCCGTTTGTCATCCACCCTGTAACGAGAGCGCAGCCGCCCTGCTCTCATGTAAAAAAGGAGTAACATGTCTATCGCTAACAAGGTGTCTCGCGAAGAAGCAAGACGACTCCTTGGGCTTTCGATGCCTACAAAACAACCTCCCTGCAAAAAGGCCTCTTGGAAATATACAAAAGAAAAAAACATTTCATACGGCACTCCTTCTGATTACATTAAGCCACAAAAAGAGAAACTCAGAAAATCTTGCTGTGAACTTAATACCGGAAAACTCGCAATCGAAGACGCATTGCGCAAACATTGTGGCAATATTGAGTGGTATGGCGAATATCGCTTTTGCGCAGAGCGTGAATGGAGATTTGACTATGCAATACCTTCACTAAAAATTGCTATCGAATATGAGGGCAATACGTTTCAAAAAAGCCGACATACGTCCGGGGTTGGTTTCGCAAACGATACCGTAAAATATAATGCCGCCGCTTTGCTTGGATGGAAAATATTACGCTATGAAGCATCGCTTGTTTTCGATAGGATCGATCTTGAGCTACAAATGGCTGTTACGCCTGATGGGTTGATATGAAAGAGCGCATCCTAATATATCTTCCTCTTTTGCTCTTTATTGCCGCTTTTATTTACATAATGTTTATGTTTGAACTTCCAATAACAAAAGATATTGTAATCTTTGAAAAGAAGGTTGACAGAATAATTATAAAAGGGAGCGTTGTGTCAACAGACAAAAAAACACTTCGAGACGAAACATTCAAATATGAGCTAAATCTTGTTAAAAAACCCGGCGAGGAAAAGTTCGCGCTCGACTACGACAAGTCGCTTCTTCCCCGAGTGATGACCGTTGACAGCGTTATTACAGAAACAAAATATGATTTCCTCGCCCCCTTCCGCATTGGTATTGGCGTAAATTATAAAGAAGAGAGACTTGACAAAGACCTGATTTGTGCGTATCTTTTTATTAGGAAGGCTCGATTTGAACTCGGGCCAATGACTGACTTTGAATCTTTGGGTCTGATGGTATCACATAGGACAGGCAACATGTCTTTCGGTGGATATGCGACGCTTGCCGGAACGCTCGGAATAGGGGTAGGTTTTAAGCCGTTCTGACAAGGAGGACATATGCCATTTGGTTATATAGATAGATCGAGGGACACGAAACTTGCGCCCGCAAGCTCTTCAAGTGTCGCAATTAATACTGAAATTTTTAAAGGAACTCTTGAATATGACCGTATTTCTACAATGTTATACGAATATTTGCAGCATGCAAAAATAGGCAATTACAATCTCGACATTGTTTCAAGTCATGTGTATTCCACTCATGTTGATTCTACTACCGGGTCTATCGTTGGGATTGACGACATTGACGTTTCTCCACAAGCTTATATCGAGTCGCAATCTTTCATCGGCATGGAGAACATGATGGATGACTCTTTTTATAAAAATATATTGCAAATGGGTAATACTTTGGCTGTCCCGTATCACGGCCCGGAGTTATTTATAAAAAACATTATTGCTCTCGAAACACGGCATTCTGCGTCTTATGACGGAACGCTTGTCGGTGGTATTACTGCTTCTCAAACTACTGTTTCTGTTGCCTTTGATTCTTCTCTTGACTCTCAGGCAAAAATTCATGCCGTTGCGGTGAGTGCGCAAGTTACGATCAAGATTGGCAGTGAGTTTATTTTGTGTTCTACATTAGAGGCAGATTGTACTGATAATGCCGGCGTTGTTACTTTTACCAATGTTACGAGGTCGGCTCACCATTCAACGGCTGCGGTTGCAAGCAATGGAGCAAATTGCTATCTCACATGGTTTTATATGTTTCCGTTTTGGCTCGGGGCTGATTACGGGTCTTCTGGTTCTTTTGCTGACTATCCTACTTATTTGGGAAAATGGAAAAACATGGCATGGTGCGGGCTTGAAGTTGGGAGTAACTCCGATGAATCCAAAGGATTGGTCATTCGTGGTCTGCCAACTTCGACTGATATGCAGATCATCAAAACAGATAGTGTTACATATGGCGGCTTATATGTTTCGAAGCAAGCAGATCCGTATGGTAGTTACTTGACGGGTGGATGGGATTATTACACAACAACAGGGACATCCGTAGTTACAGCAACGAATAGCGATAAATGGACAAAAATACACACTTATAGCCCGTATTCGTCTGAGTTTGATGCGCTGCACACTACCACAATAACGGCTTCTGGTATTACAAACAACATTCAATCTGTTATGGTCGTGTTTAGGCAAGCAATTATTGGCTATAGGAAAAGAATAATGACCGGCTCTTCTCCGTCCAGACAATATTATGTTCCTTTGTATTTTGTTGTTTCGGAAGACATTATTGAGTCTCAATCTTCTCTCGACACTATGTTTGCAACGTGGGGAGAACTTGATGATTCCGAACAAAGCATGATTTCTACCATAAACGGAGTGACGATTGGCCCGTCACAAGAAAAACTTGAATATTCAGGGCTTCTTAACATTTTGTCTGTGTTGCGCCGTCGTTCTGATATTACTGAAACATCGCAGTCTGTCGCAAGTTCGACGCACGTTGTTGGCGTCTTAAAACAGGGAAATATACCTCGACAAACGTATTTCCCAAACATTTCGTCTTCTCATACATACGCAAAGCATGTTCGTCGTTTTATTGATCTTGGAGCGTCTCCGGTTCTGTCAGAAAAACATTCACAGACTGGCACAATTTATTATTCGATTGCTCATTATAATGAAGTTGATGAAAACGTTGTATTGACAGGCGCGCCAACCAATGAGGCTGTTGTCGTAATTAACGAAACGGCATTGGCTGCCGGCGTAACGCTGCGTATTAAGAGGTGTGATAGAAACAGTTCCGGCGTTGTTACGAAATGGTATATCAACGAAAATTATACGGGGCTTAAAATCATGAAACGCACGATTGTCCAAGTTGGAACATTCGTAATTCATAAAATCGACTTTTCAGACACGTCAACATATGCTTTTTTAAGTCTTCCTGCTGCCAATGGCGGGACTACGGAATATTACGAATGGACTGATACTGATAAAATATCAAACATGTTGTATGACGATGCTATTGAGGTGGCCGATAATTTTAATAACCATTCTCCTCCTGACGCAAAGTATATTGCTGAGTTTGCAAATAAGCTGTTTGTTGTTGGGACAACTCGCAATAAAATAAAAATAACCGTGCTTGACGGTGGTATTGTGAAGACTGAAAAACTTGATGAAATAGAAGATGTGTCAAATTATCTTTTCTTTTCACGTGAGGACTCGTTTCATTATTTCCCTTGGACAAATATGATTCGCTTTCCGGGCGCAATCAGAGGTTTGGCTTCTTGTAAAACGCATTTATATGTTGGCACTGATGCAGGAATATACATAGTGTGGGGTTATGACAATTTTGAAGTTCAGCGTATCGACGGCAATTACATGACAATGCCCGGAACGATGATGGCTATTAACGGTCTGTGTTATCTTGCGACTCGCGCAAATATTACCGATGATACTGCCGCAATGAACGGAATCTTTAGGTTTAGTGGCGATAATCCTCAGCCGCTATATCATGAGCTTTCCGGGCTTTTCGAATATGGTGTCGAGAATGACGGATATAATTGCGAGTTCCAAGACAATAGATATTATGTGATACGACAAGAAATACCGGAAATCAACTCCGGGTATCATTACGATTATTTAGTATACGACGTATGGCTTGGCGGATGGAGACTTGATCAGTCCTACACTTTTTCAAGAATACTGAACGAGCAAACGCAACAGTATGTTGTTACACAGGGTTTTTACTGGAAGGGCAACAAAGAAATGCTGTTAGAGCGATTTCTTAAAGATGGCGATGTGTATCAGCGAGATTTTGGACATTTACCAAAGCAGATTTATAAAATTGTTGTTGAGGCATATGGCGAATTTATCATCAATATCTATCGCGACGAAGAATCGTCTCCAATCAAAACTATTCATAAAACGTTTACTACTCGTTCAATGAAAAAGTTTTATGGAAGTTGGAAGAAAGGCCAAAACTTTACTATTGAAATATTAGGGAAAGACGGTACAATTATTTATGCCGTTAATCCAATAATGATCGCGCCGTTTGCGTTAAGCGAAAACACAGGAACAGTGCCGGATCCGCCGGTAGCATAAGGAGGAGTTATGATAGGAGCAATTATTGGTGGTGGATTAGGGCTGCTTGGAAGTCTTTTTGGAGCATCCGCAGCAAACAAACAAGCCCGTGCTGCTGAAAGAATGCACCAAGCACAGCTTGCTAATGCAAAGCGATGGGAACACAAAATGTTGCCTTATATGGCAATGAATGATAGGATGATCTATAACCCAGAAACAACATCACTTTATAATAATATTATGGGTGGGTCAGAGCAATCGTCAAACCAAACATTACGCCAACTTGCATCTTTGTTTGGTGGGCGTGGTTACAATGGCGCAGTTGAAAGCGGTGCTACTGCCGAGGCAATGGGTAATGCTAACCGTGATATTTTCAATAATGCCGCAATGTCTATTACCGGCGCACAGAATGATGCGCAAAATCAAAACATGGGCATTTCTAATAGCTTGATGTCTATGTATGCAGGAATGGGGCACGATGCAGGGATGAATGCCGTCCCGTTTGCAGGTGGCAGCGATGGCGTTTGGAGCAATTTGTTGTCCGGTGCAGGTGGAGGAATGATGAACTATGCGTTTGGAAAAATGGCAGATAATGACAGAATGAAACAGGTTAGCACTTTGCTTGATCGTTATAAAGGCGATACAAGCGGACAGATAGGCTCTCCCGGTTATCTTGGTCCAAATTGGCCTCCAAAAAGTGCTGATTTTAGCGGAGCAAATGGTGACTTTGGTTTGGATTTTAATAAATATAATTTTGGGCGGACTAACTATCAAAACCTTTCAAATCTTTTTGGGAAGTAGGAGGGTAATATGACTACTTTTGGTGATTCTCTTTTACAGCTTGGAATGACTAAATTCCAAAATTCCTTGGATCAAAACAACAAAATATCCATGATCAACACTATGGATGCGTTGCAAAAATCCAAGCTTGACTCTGCTCTTATGCAGACAAAAATAAGATCAGAAGACTTAAAAAATAAAGCTACTGAAATGGCATTACGTCAAAAAGAAATGACTATGGAGCGTAACGCATATAATGCGTATCAAAAATGGCAGGAAAGTCCTGATAAATATAAGCAATATGACAAGTTTTTCAAAGGCGCAGACGAAAAAACCGCGACACAGAATTTTATAACAAACAACCCAAATGCGTCTTTCGGTTTTAACGACTCGGTGCTTGATCAGTTACAGATGCACTCTGCCCCTATAGTGAATTATGCTACCGGAGAAATCAGCGATAACAATCTTGCGAGTAATCCGAATTTTGATGCAAGCATGTTGAATGACCCGCGCATAACCAACCAACAGTTTGCTCGACAGGGCAACAAATATGATTGGTCAGATGACTATACAATGACTAACCGCGTGGACGCTCAGGGAAGGGAAATGCTTGGCAATTATTCTGAAACGCCAAACATGGATATGTATGCTGCTAATCAACAAGAAGCTTCTCGCAACAAAGCTCTTAAAATGCAGCTGCTTGGCAGCAAACCTTCTCTTCCGATCAATCTCAGTGAGATGACACGGACGATTGAGACAAGTGAGCTTTCAAGACAAAAAAAAGATGATCTTCGTTCATATATAATGACTTATATAAACGCGGTATCGCACAACGATAGTATTGAGGCGCAACATGCTGCACTGGATGGCCTTACACACGGAATTAGAGGCATACTTGGAAATCAAGCAAGCGAAGACCTTGTCCAACAACTTAATACTGCTTATGGCGCGATGCAAAAATGGGGCGAAGATATGTCTGCGTGGAAATCTATGGGCCAACAAATTGGTGCTACAGGAGAACTTGATCGTGTAATAACAAGCCAGTATGGCGCAGAGAATAAAAGTAACTTAGAAGCACTGAGGCTGACTGCCGATCAATCAAACATGACCATGGATTTGTCTAAAAATCCTTTATATCAAAAGGTATTTGAACTCAGACAAAAGGCAGACAAAATGGTTAGAAACGAAGCTGACGACTATGGGATTACTCGCTTTATCAAAGGAGCTTGGAATGAGGTTGTTCCGTCATTTACTCCGACAGAAAGAAAAATCCTTTTTGATGTTTACCAAGGTGATGTGTCAAAACTGCCGCGGAACACGCGCAAAGATATTGTTAATAAAAGAAACGAAAAAGGTAATATTGAAGAATTTTTTAAATACGGTGCGCAAAAAACACCATATTATCCGTGGAACGTACCGGAGGACACTCGCTCAAAGTCGCAACTTGATGTATTATTTAACCAAAGCACTTCTGATGAACAGCGCGCCATGATTGAGGCTGCAATGAAACACCTCCACAACGAGAACACAGATGGCGACTTTAATGAGTCAAATTTATCGAAATACTATTCCGAGAAAATTAGCGGCAAATCGCAAAAGGGGTTCTAAGATGCAAGATCCTTTTTTAAATTCACCCATTAGCTCTCAGTTTCAGCAAAGCGTGCCTGTTGTTCAACAAGACAATATGCAGGTTCAGGTCAGTAATGACTTTGATCCATTAAACCTGAGTAAAACATTAGCGTATGGAAGACCAATTCCGTATGTCGGTGCTGAGAATGTTGATGAACAAAATGCGGCATTTAAAGACAAGATAAAGCAAATCCGCAGCATGGCAATCGATTCAAATCAAAAGAAGGAAATGATCGAAGCGTCTATCCGCGATTATGCGACAGCCCTTGAAGGAACAAAAATTCGGAGTGCAGGAAATCAGGTTGATTCATGGGTAAAGAGTCTTGCTACCGGTGCATGGGATAGTGTTGTGGGGACGGCATTGGTCGTTCCCGACATACTCGGAAAGGTCTTGGCAACCGTTGGACTTGGTAGCAACCTATATAATCCCGGAGAAGCTTTGAGGCAAGCGCAGCAAGAAGCATTTGAGCTTGATAAAAACAGAGTCAGAGAAATCATGAAAGAGCGTGGAACGTATAGTTGGTTTTCTGATAAAGGAGCCAATATCGTCGGCAGCATTGTCCCCGACTTACTTATGACAGTCCTTGCAACCGTTGCAACAAGCGGAGTCGCAACTGCCCCTGTCGCATCTGCCGCCGCAGCGAAATATGGTCTCGTAGGAAGTAAGGTTGCAAAAGGCGCAAAAGCCTTAATGACAACAAAAAACATGACAAAGGCTTTGATCGCAAAAAATACCATGATGTCAATGTCACAAGGACAAGGTGGATTTACCGGATCAGATCTTCTTAAAGGTGCCGGAACGTTTGCGGCCACATACACCGGTATGCGTTCTCCGATCTTTACAAGCAATATGAACCACTTCAAAGCATGGGCTATAGATAATGCTATCTCTTTTGTTGGAGATACGTTTCAGAACGTAATAGATCCTGATATCAAGACTGGACAACAATGGATGGATAACTATGTTGCCGGTTTTATTGGTAATAATATGTTTTGGACAAAAGGCAGGATTTTCGATGGTCATATAAAATCTTCTATGCAAATCCAAAATATCTTAGGGCAGGACTTTTCAAAAGCTGATAACACTATTAAAAGAAAATATACTATATTGGGGCAAGATGGAAAGCCCGTTGAAGTTGAAATGACCGCCGCTGAAAAAATGAAAAAAGACACCGTTGCTGAGTTCATGGATATTATGCTTAATAATGACATTACTCCTGCGTCAAAAGAAGAAGCTTTCCGTAAAATCAATAATCATTTGGTCAAGTTCGATGGAACCGAGAACGTTATGGCTGCAATGACGCATTCAATGGCGGCGTTACGCCATTCAACTGATGGCATTAAAAATTCAATGTCGGACATGAATGCTTTCAAACGTCTTTATTTACAATTAACAAAAGACTTGACAGAAAATCCTGTAAAGCCGGAAATCATGGCAAGCACTTATCTTAAATCACTTGTTGATAAAATGGACTCTGGTGCGTTGTCAGAGATTGAAAAAGCCGTGCTATATCGTTCTTTTGTAAAAAATAACGAAGCGATGAAGGGGCCGTTTGACAATGTTGACGGGGACGGACTTGTAGCTCAGGCACTCCGCCTTACGCCAGAAAGCGTCGAATATATTAACTCAAAATCTGATGTAGCATTGCAAGCATTGCTTATGAGATCATATACAGAGCAAAAGTCGAATCCCGAACATGCTACTCGGTATGCTGATGAAAATGGCGCAAGCAGGATTGGTCTTGATACACCAGAAGGCAGGTATGCTGAAATTCTTCGTGCTATGCAGAGTGCAGATAACCCAAATGTTCGCACAGCGACCGGAGAAGGAGTCGTTGCATCTCGAAAACACGAAGAATACACCCCTCCAACACAGAAACAAGGATCAAAGGTTGTTGACGAACCTGATGAAATAAAAAACATTGTCCGTAATGCTATCGATGGGCTTTTGCCAAGCGAAACCGACAAGACGATGGCTTCTGATGCCGAGTTTATGACAAAGCTTGACTTGGGAAACGCCCGTGTTGTGATTCATAAAAGCGAAGCTGCGGCAAACCAACATCGTCCAAAAAAAGGCGTTGACGCATGGTATGATGCTTCAACCCATACTCTTCATTTTGTTAATAAAAAGACCGGTCTCGACAACACAAACGTGCTACACGAATTTGCACACGCAGTTACTCATGGAAAATACGAGTCTGACCCGAAGTTTCGTGGCGAAATAGATAAAATTGCGTCCGAAATCAAAGATGTCCTCGGTCTTGATATTGCGCCAAAAGAACTTTTAGCAGAAGCCTTTAGCAATAAATCGTTCCGAGAGTCTTTACGAAATGCGTATGCACCGGATAAACAAACCTTCTTTGGTAAGTTGGTCGGCGCGATCGGAAGACTATTCAGCCGCATTACAGGTGTTCCTGTGAAAAAATCTTTCCTTGAACGGATAGTATCTGAAACACACGAATCTGTTAAAGACGTTGTTGAGCCTGTCTTGAAACCTGAAAAACTTTTAAAAGACAATACCAACGACAATAAACCTGACTTAGATTATATTACTGCCAAAAAAAATGTATTCAAAATAACTGCTTCTAATCAAATCGATAAAAAGGCAGAAGTAAAAGGAAGTATTGCAACGAAATTTATAGGCTTTGGTTTTTCAGACAAAAAAAGCGAAACTCATGGATATTCAGTTCAGGCAGGAAAGCATGCCAATACCGGCTCTTACAACGCCAAAGACGTTGTATTCGTTAGTGTTCCCGGGAAACGCCATGATAAAACAGAACGAACAATATTACAAGACAAGACAATCGCAGAAGCAATAAAAGCAATTAACGCTAATGCCGTATTAATTACAGACAATTCAAGTCATCTTGCAAAAAATGATTACAATGAAGGCGAGCTTATGCTTGCAAAAAAATTGCGCGAAATGGGACATAAGTATTTTGAAATTGAAGTTGACGGCACGGTTCTTGGCACATGGACAATGGGCACAAAAAAAAGACCCCCTGTTGCAAGAAACTCTTCTTATGCTACAAGAGCAAAAGAAATTGATCTTGGTGCAACGAATAAGTCCATTGACAATTTTTTCATTATTGGAGAAAAAACAGACGGGATTACGGATCGAAGCCTTGCGGAAATGTCAAAAGCAGCCACTATAGGTGGTCTTCCGATTTCATCGTTTTATGGTAGTGAAAACACTAAAGCTATCCCTTCTATTATCTCTGATTTTTTAGGGAAACAAGTTCTCGCATCCGATACTGTCACGAAAGAGTTAAATGGCTTTAAAATACAGCGTAGCGTTGGTTTTACGCGCATATCACAAGATACCAAAACGTTCTTGCAGCACTCTATGGTTGATGAACTTGTTACAAAAAAAATAAACGGGCAAGAAAGGAAAGTTAAACAGTTTCCAATAGAATACGAAGAGTTTGCTATGAAATTTGCAATAGAGCGAGCCGTAGCGTCTCGCTTGATATCTAAATTATTCCCTGATGCAAAAGGAAAAGAAAAGATCAGCAAGGTGCATAAAGCAATGGGGCTTATACATGGATTTTCCGGTTATAAAGACAAATTTGGCAATATCATAAAAAAACCATTTGACATGACAACCATTATGACAAAAGAAGGTTTGGCTGATTTCGTTAAATCTATCGAAAGAATGACAGAAGAGCCTGTTTTCGATCGTAAATACATCGATAAGTTTTGGATATCTACAAGCCAAATGGAGACGCTGCACAATTACTTAAAAGATAATAGGTTTGGCGGCGTTGCTTCTGACAAACTTTTATCACTTACAAGGGCATCTGCCTCAAAAATGATTACGCAAATACGCGCAAATGATCCATATTTTTCTTTGGTTGACAAAATACTACCAATGCTTGATTTTCAAACCGAACATCAAGCCGATCATGCACATCGAGTCCTTGAAGGAATCGGCATGGTCGAAGCAGTGCTTAAAACAAACATGCCTTTACTCTCTTCGTTCGGTGATGGCAGATTAAAAGGCACTGAGGTTTACAAAATGTTTGACAGTATAAAACATTTGTTTGGTGATGAAAACATAATCAAAATAGATCGCGATACCGATGTTGAAGAAGCTGTTGGGTATGTTTTAGATCACTATTCCGCTTTCGATGGTAGATTTGTATTTTTGACAAATGATGGGGATGTTAAGCCTGATGATTATAAAAGCATTGCCTCTTCATATAATTTTCGAAAGTATAGAGAGATACGCGCTCTTGTATATCGCAGATTATGGCTTCATGGTAATGAGAACAGCTACCAATCATTATTAGATGGCTCCGTTGAGTATGCTCACGGAGTTAATGTCGATACAATGTTGTTTTCGGACACTCTTGGCGGCGGTCTCTCTAAGCCATCTTTTGGCCAACACGAAAAGTTTTTTATCATAGGGCAAGTATCTGATCCAAAATTACGATCTTCAATATTCAGGGCGAGCAATGCTGCTGTCTTCGACCCGAAAACATCGCAGTTTTATACTGTAGAGTTTTCTGATTCAAGAAAAATCGCAGCATATTCTGAGGCTGAATTCGAAACATATGGAAGTAAAAGTTTCCCATATGTTCGCGCTTTAACACAAGCCAACTCGATGAGAACCCCGGAAGATATATATAATGAAATGTCTTTTGGAAAGCAAAGCAAAGAGATGGTTGAAGATTATATTAGAGATGTTTATATGTCAACAAGCGTAGTAAGAAGCTTTGCAAAAGAACATAAATGGTTTTTGTATAATGACAAAACATCTGATTCTGAAAAGGAAGATGCGATCAAAAAAGGATTACGCGCAATGCACGAAGATAAAGCATATAAATATGTTTTGGAAGAATCGCTTAAATTTCCTGAGAGTTTTGAAGAAGATGCTAAAACCTATTACTTGTCTAAGTCAATGGAAGACTCATACGAAACTGTTTTAATGCCACACGCTTCTGCGAAAATTGAAGATATAAAAGGAACCATTTTGCTTACAGGAAATATGACGTATGAGCAACAGCAAAATGCTTTCAATTTTTTGTCACGCAATGTCGCCACGGCTTCTTCTGATTCTGCGCCAAGGGATTCGCACAAGGCATTGTTTAACAAAGAAGTTGTTGTTAAGAATGAGATCAAAGACCAATACGTTGATGAGCCGGAGGTTTCTGTTAATTCAGCAGCTTATCCGCACGTATATGAAAAATTAAAAAATGGCGATTATGTTGCAATAGAAACTGTTCATGGCAAAACCATTGATATTCTTTTTGATCGGATAAGCGAAAAGCTCGCAGACAAAACTACCGGCATGCAGGATTTGCTTAAAGAACTGTCAAACAAAGAACATGATGCCTTTATCAAAAAAACGATTTCGGCAATCATTGCTGAGTTTGATGAATCTGTAATCGCACCTGAGTTAAAAGCTCAGGCCATGCGTTCATTCGATGAAGTTAGCAAGCGGTTCGCTGATAAGCTTGCAGCTGCCAATCCTACTCCGCGGTTCCCTGCTGATTCGCGTGAAGTCGATATTGCAGAACAGGCTTTCAAAGAAAAATTCCATGACATTGATTTCGGCTTAATCCAATATAATATAGCTGAATTTGATAAAGATGCAAAGCTCCGCGGAACAGATGGACAACGCTTTTTGATTGTTCTCGAAAATGATAATGGAGAACACAACGCCTACCCTCTTGATCTAAAGCAGTATTCTGAGCTTGCAAAAGCGAGAGACCATGAAGAGCTTGCTTCTATTTTGCAAAATGGCATTATTTCATCGAAAAAAAATCCAAAAGTTTTTGATGACATGGAGCTTGAATCGCTGCGAATTATCAGTGGCGGCTTTGGCACAAAGCAGTCCGATGAAGAAGTTGACTATAAAGATGAAGATACAGGAGAGTATAAGGCAAACGTAAAAGAAGAGACTGGCGAAGACCGCACAAATTACTTTGAAGAAAATGTTTATGAAACGATTGCTATTAAGCATAGTTCTATTGAAAAAGACTTGGGAATGATGCGTATTGAAAAAGCCCATAAACGCATTCTTGATGCACAAAAGCATAATAATGTTGAAGAACAGAAATTTGCCTTGCGAGATGCGTCTTATGATATTGCTACTGATATCAGTGTTAGTCCCGATGTTCGCATGAGAGCAATCGCCTTTCTTGATGTTTTGTCGCGAGGTGACTCTGATTATGATTTGTTTATAAAAAATAATATCGAGGTAGTTGTTGATGCTTTAAGAATGGAAATGCCAACAGCAAAAGATACACGTCAAACGTCTGCATTTTTGGCCGGGCAAAAGTTGTCTGAAACGATTGCTCCGCGTAATGATTTGAAGATTTCGTTGGAGAAAATTTCGCAAGAATTAGGAAAGCAGTTTGATACCGGCGTCATTAAAGAGCATCGAGACGCTTTGGTACAAAGCTTAAAAGACATAAAAGACGAGCGTATAAAAGAGCTAATTGAAGATGTGTCAGATAAAATCGATGCTTTGGCGTCTGTTGAGGCAAAAGGTGGCTTAGACAAAGTAAAGGATGCGCTTATTGCAAAAATCGAAACATCTATCGAGCAGATCGGCAAAATAATGAATACGCCATTATACCAAAAGCGAGTTGAAAATCAAGATGTTCTGCAAAAACATGCAATGACATATATTAAAAATGGTAAGATATCAAAAGATACGCAAGCGCAATTCGAGAGAACGTTAAGAATGATTGTTTCTCGTATTGGTACCGGACATGACTATTCTACAAGGCTTAATAATGCGTTGGCCCGTATGGAAAACCTGAGTAGTTTGTCAGACATTGATGCACGGTTCAATAACGTCATTGATAGACTTGACATTATCGATAAATTGTCTACAATAAAAGACGTGGACACATCTGATTCTATTAAATTGATTGAGCGTAAAATCAATGCTGAGCTTAAAGCGTTGAGCAAAATCATTAAAGGCAACGGGTATATTGTCAATTCAAGCAATGGTAAAAGCAACAATGCTTATGTCGTAAAAAATGACGATTTTGATGGTTGCTAAGGAGGATGTATGGCAAGAACATGTAAGTTTGAAACGAATAAGGATTTTAAAGATGCTTATTACAAAACACCTTCCGCAGATGCGGTCTTTGATAGATCTGAAATAGAAATGCGTGTTGATAAAAGTGCTATTCACCCTCGGCAAACAGTTGAGTCATTGTTGTCTACCAGAGAAAATCTTGATCAGTCTTATTCTGCTTTTCAGGGAAGTAAAGTCACCGGCCATGATTTTGTTGACAAAGTCATCGATAAAGTGCTTATAAAAATGTCTGACTTTGAGGAAAAAAAACTCCCATATGATCGAGACGCTGCTGTTAAAAAAGAAATGCACGATCGGAAATTATATGATTTTAAGCAGAAGCTTACTATTCTTGAACGCGAAACAAACCGATTAAACACTAACATCAAAGGGAAAGAACTCGCATTAAGCAAATTGGATAAAGATACCAATAAAAAAAACTTTGACCGTCTTACCAAAGAAGTTGATAAACTAAAATCGGAATACAATAAAATTGTAAAATCACGCGATCTTATGCAAGAACGAGTTGATCATGTTTTAAAAGCCTCGTATGGGGCCGCTAATCAGTTCGGGTTGCGTCCGTATACCGCACGTTTTTTGGACTTTATGAGACAGATCATTGAAACTCCAAACACAAGTCAATCAAAAGCATTGCGTTCTATGTTTGACATCGCCACCGGCGTTCAGCGGAAATGGTCTACTTTTGCAAACCAAACCATTAAAACGCATGTGCCAGAAGGTTCCGCGTTATACAAAATGATGATGGATATTTCATCGGATAGAAAACCTCTGAGCTTTGCAAGCAAGCAGACTCGCCAAAACATGGCGACATTGCGTCTTATGCTTTACGTAAGAAATGATCCTTCTTTTCAGACAAAAGAATTTGACGAGAATAACCCGATTGATCGATTTTCGCCACTCAACGGATTGCGGCTTGATTCTGAGATTATTCAAAAATTTATTGCACATGAAGAACTGCCAAAGTCTGAAATAGAAGATTTGTTGTTAGGAGATAGTGTTGTAGTCCGGCAAGAAGCAGAAGAAGCTTATACTCAACTTAGAAGACTATTTGATTCTCTTTATCCTCAATATAAGCAATTAAGCTTGAAGCATGACATTACTACCATGAGTGATGTTAAGCGAAACTATTGGGTTGAAACCCGTGATGAAAGATTTTTGCTTTTTGAAAAAGATCAAAATGGTAAGGCTGTATGGGTAAGAGACTATAAAACAAAAGCCGAAGCCGAAGTTGCTATGGCGCAACGCAAATTATCTGTTCCTGTTGGGAACAACAAACATACGTTTTCTGTAATGGATAGGTTCTCAGAAGACGAAAGAGGGTCAATGGAACACGGCTCTTTCGCTTCTGCAATGCAGTATCAAGGCGTTCCCGGTGCGAGGATAGGCAACCCAATATTGCGTGTATTTGGGCAAACTGGTTATCTTACGAAAATGACAAGCGCATTACAAAAATCCGAAACACAAGAACGCTTTGCAGATTATGTTTCTGATTTATTGAAAGCAAATGACGGCAAGCTTAGTCAAGATGAATTACGCAATATTAAACAATATTCCAACTATTTGTTAAAAGATGATTACTCTTCTATGAACCATTTTGTCGATAGTATAAGATCGGCAATGTTTCTTAAATATGTAGTTGGAAATTTCATCAACTATTATGGTAACGTTTTTCAGTCGATGCATTTCGCCCCACAGGAAATATCGGCAAGAACAGGGATAAACCCTTTTAAGGTTGCTCCATATATGATTGAAGCAAACAAAGATGCCCTTTTTTATCTCAAACAATCATGGCACCCAAATGTTTCCGGTTTGATAGGCAGTAAAAAAAATGACCAAATACGCGAGTTTTTTAAAAAACCTGATAATAAACATTTTACTGCTGACGAACTTTCGTTTCTTAACGCAATGTCTGATGCCGGTGTTTTTGGCAATGCAATAGCTGATGAAGCGAAGGGGCAATATGGCAACAAAATACTCCAGTATCTTGCCGACAAGGGCGGCTTTATGTTTGAGCAATTTGATAAGCAAACACGAATTGCTACTGCCTTGGGGTATTATCGGTTGCTAAAAACCAAACATGGTTTTGAATCAAAAACTCCACAAGAGATTTTAGATGAAATTTCAAATCTTGTGTATAAGACCAATTTTTATTACGGAAAAGCAAATCATCCTCAGTTTATACAACACCACGGCGGAGTGAATAAATTTTTAAGACTTGCTAATATGTTTTCTAACTATCAAAGAAGTGTTGTCGCTTTTTATGTTGATGCCGTAAAGCAGTTTCAGTCCGGTGAAAAGACCGGGAAACAAATGGTCGATGAACTTGCATATGGAACGGTGTCTGCTGCTGTTCTTGGCGGATGGAAATCAATTCCATTTATTCTTCTCGGCACAAGCGCGGCAAACATACTTTCGGCAGATGACATCGATCGCGAGATAGATGAAGCATTGCTATCTACCCCTGTCATTGGCAACTTCTTATATGGTGGACTTCCCGGCGCACTTGGCATTGACCCCGGAAAGCGTTTATCTGCTCCGTATTCGGTATCTTCTTCCTTCTTCAACCCACTATCACCTGATACCCCACTGTATCGCTTTGCATACGACACTGGTGATTCTGTCCATCAAATTTTGCAAGGAAAAATAGTAGATGGTGGAAAAAGTCTCGTCCTTCCGGTTGCTTATCAAAAAAGAACGTCAGGCGTGAAAGCATTTGTCTCTGATGAAACAAAGAAAAAGGTATATGATCCTGTCTCGCAGCAAGTCTTTTATGTCGATCAATCTTTTTCTGATAAACTAATCATGTCTTTTGGACTAACTCCTATCAGTCAAAAAAAAGATATGCTTTTACAATCCGCAAATAGGGATCGTAGTTATAAAGAAAAAGGGAAAGAATTTAAACGTCACTACGAGTCAAAGGGAATGAAATATGAACACAAAAAAAAATAGAAGGTAGGGTTTCCCCTACCTCCTTTTTATATTCTTTTACCAAAAAAGACTCTATTCACAATTTGAGTGTGTAATTCTCCTTGTTCGTGATTCTCATCAAATATCGTTCCGCCATTAGGATCATTATACTTAAACATTGTTTTTTCATGAGCTTTGCATAAGATTTTGATATTTTGTTCAAAACATACTTTTGAAAACAAAATGTCTGCCATGTTTTTAAAAACAAAATCTCGATAATGTAAATCAAGTTGTTCATTATCCCATCCCATTACTCCTGTTCCGCCGACATGAACATAACTGTCATTAATTTGTGTTCCCAAACACCGGAATCTCGTGACTGACGGATCCTTGAAATAGTTAAATACAGGTTGCTTAAAAACTTTTCCGTGATACGTAATGACACATTTGGATTCATCGATAAATGACCGTGTTTTTGCTATATAGTCAGCAGGATAAACAAGATCATCATCACAAGTATATACATAGTCCGGTATTTCATGTATATTCCAGTATCTTTCACCGGCCCCACGAAAATTGTTTCGATGAATATAATAAATTAGTGTTTTCCTGTAATCGGTTGATGCAATTAATTCATCGAGCCATTTATAAGGTTGTTTTGAGTCAAATCCATTTAACACAATTTGCATTTTATCAACTTGTCCGATCAAAGACATTACCGTTTCTTTTAATCCTGATTCTCGCTTAGGCACTGTTGCTATGATAGCAGTATTTTGTTTTGTCATGTTTTATTCTCTTTTCTTTTGTCTTCATCTATTGTCATCGCCATCAAAAGATTGCATGCCGCAATACCAAAAGCATGCAAATTATCATGTTCGGGATCATAAATCTTTCCATTAAAATAATTTTCGATATGTCTCATTGCTGCTGCGAAATAATCTTCTTTTGATACATTCTTTCTCCATGACTCTTCTTTATATCCTTTTTTATTTCCATAAGTCATGTTTTTTGCCATGAAAGCATACCAATCAAATGGAACAAGGTCATACCGTAATTTTCCTGTGTTTGTTTTTGACATTTTAGCTTCGCATTTTGGACAAAGAATGAAGGCTCGCTGTGCCATGATTGCTGTTACGTCTGCTAATTTACACGAATAATATGTTCCCGTTTCTCCGCATAATGTGCCTATTACACCGTCTGCATCTATGTGTAAAATGTTTGTTGTAGGACTGTGATTTTGTAAAAGATTAACATATTCGCTTGCTGTTATTTTTGCCATATTTCTGCCGTTCCTTTCTGCCAAATTTGGCAAGTTGTTATTATTTGATAAATTACCAATCCCTTTTCTGCCAAATTATTGCCAATTCAAATAATAAGAAATTAAAAACAAGTCTCTTTTCATCATAATAGTTTTTATCTAAAGATTTAAAAGAGGCCTGTGCAAGATAAAATGACAGTGTTGGGATAATAAAAAACTTTCCTGAAAAAGACGTTACAAATGAGTTGTCTTGAATATTACCCCATGTTATTCTGTGTTGACACCTAATTTTCATGTGTTTTAATTTAATCATTTTGAACTCCTTCTTTCTGAATATGCCCAATCGCTATATAATCCTTTCCAGTGGTATCTTATTCTAAAACGAGCAGTATCAGTATAGGCTACAGGATATGTAACAATATCTCGATCGGTGTTTATTTGAGGTTCCCATAATGAATCTGTGTTTTCTTGAATCTCAATCTCTGTTTCATAAAGAGGGTTATCAAATTTTAATTCTAAAAACACAACGACATAATGACAATCGCGATCATATTTTTCTATTTCAAAAACAGGGTTTCGTAATTTGAATTCGTGTTTTGGCCCCGTGACACAACTGATTAAAACAAGAATCCCTAATAGTAAAATAATCATTTTCATATTTATCCCCTTTCTTTTGAGGCTATTATTTTGTCGATGTGTTTTGATCTTGTCATATATGCTTGTCGATGTAGGTTTTCAATTTCTTTTTTCTCGCTTAAATATCTGCTTCTTTTTTGAGTAGGATTTTTAAAGAAGTTGTCACATGCGAGTAAAAAGCGTGTCATTTCTTCCATTGCAAGCTTAGGGTTCTTTTGCTCTATTGCATTGATCATAAGCATGTAATGAGCGTCCGGGTGGTCTTCATATTGTAATGCTTTTTTTACATAGCTATACATGTGTTCCATTTTCTTTTTTTCTAACATGATTCTTGCTATGTAAACGTATGCTTGGCACTTAAAAGTGTCATCAGGCATACGCTTTAAGGCATTTTTAAAACAATATACCGGATTGTGAAGCAAAACATCATCTACCTCCATCTGCATATTTAAGACTCCTAATTCATACCAATACATCCATTTCAGTTCTTTTTCTTTCTCAGTTGTCTTTTCGTCAAAAAGCACATCTTTTAACAAATCTCTTGTTTGTATTTTTCTCATTTCTCTGTGCGCAATGCTTTCGTCATCAGAATAATCAATTCCAAAATGCACAAATTTTACACTGTTTACGTATGTAAGATTTTGTAAATTAGGTATTTGATTATGCACTCTTCCTTCGAAAACAAATCCTTTTTTTACTAATCTTGCATTTGTGGCACAGCTTGATGTGATAATAAAATTTGGTTTTTCTCCGGGTGGTGTAAAGTTGTCTTTGTTGACAAAAGGAAAAGCGACACCATTGACATCCATGTTGTCGACAATGTCGTGAAATGGTTTTTCTCTTTCTGTTTCAATGATCTCATCTGCATCAATTATTACATTGTAATCAGCATCAGATAATGACAAAACATGATTTCTTGCTTCTGAGAAATTGAACTTTTTCTTTTCAGGGCAAATATAAATATGAACTTTCGATACCATAAATTGTTGTAATGAATAAATTAATTCTACTGTTTTGTCTTCTGATCCGGTATCGTATATAAGAATTTCGTCAACCTTTCCATCGATGCTTTCCAAGCATCTTCTAATGCGCTTTTCCTCGTTTTTAACTATCATGGTTGCGTTAATTTTCATTTTTTCCATCCTTCCCGAATCATTTTTCGTAATTCTTTGATTCTATCTTTAAACATTTTTTCTACATACCCCATAGCATCAGTGTCAACCCATTTTTTATGCACAGTATTCATTTTGTCTAAAAAGAATTCGAATTGGTTAATTGTTTTGTGTAGTATTACATGTGCCTCCTCTCTGTTTCGCGGGTTGCTTATTGGACACCCGAATTTGTCTTTTAGCACTTGAAACTGCTTGTTTTCTGTAGTGTTTTTCCAATCCATTTTTCACACTCCTTCAAATTCTGTTTTTGAGGTATCGAACACTCTGAAATATCGTTTGTCTAATTCAAGCATTGCTTTTCCTATAGCACCATTTCTATTTTTTGCTATAAAAATACCAAGCTTGTCCGGCCCCGGTAAATACAATAACAGCACTACGTGCGCATCTTGCTCTATAGCCCCTGAGTCTCTTAGCTCTTTTAATGCCGGTGGATATTTATCGATTTCCGTGTTTTGCGTTCCCGTTACGGAAGTTGGTCTTGCAAGTTGAGATAAAAGAATTGTAAAAACGTTTAAATCTTTTGCTACTTTTTTCATTCTGTTTGAAAATGCTGTTACCATATCATTTCTGTTTGAAAATTTTCCTCTTTCATAACAAATTTGTATGTAGTCAACGCATAAGATTTTTACTTTTTTACCTTTTTCCCATTGATACTTGCTAACTGATGCTCGAATTGTTGTTGAATCCATTGTTGATGAATCGTCGATTTCTATTGGCATTTCATAAATCTTTGCAAATGTGTCGTCAAATTTTCTTCGCTGTTCAAGGCTTAATTGGTTATGGTGTAATTCTTGTGTAGTTACTTTTAAAAGCATACATACATAACGCTCAATTATTTCTTCCTTTGACATTTCTACGGAACAAAAATAAATCACTTCTCCGGGTAATAATTGTGGGATATAGCCTATCATTAAATTTAATAACAATAGGGTTTTCCCTACCCCGGGTCGCGCTCCAATAACCATGATCTGTTTTGGCATTGTTTCGCCTAATATCTTATTGAGGCTTTCATACGGTGTCCTTAATAAGCGCAATCCGTTTTCATTGTTCCATGTTTTGTGAAGTAATTCAACGTAATTTAATATGCCTTGTTGCATAGAAGTTAAATTATCATTGTTCACACTTGCGCCCTTTACTTCGCTTTGTACCATGTCGAATCCGGCTATTAACTGTTCTGTTTGATACTCTTCTTCGATTGCTTGATCAAGCGTCATTGTGTACAAAGAAAAAGTTTTTCTTGCAAGATATTTTTGCTTTAATTCGTTTGCGAACATATCAATAGATTGAATTTCTTTTGCGTCTTGTATAATCTCTTGAAGTCTTGATGCTTCTTCTTTGCTATATTCGCTTTTGCTTAAAGTAATAATTTCTTTGTGACTTTTTTTTGCGTTAAACTGATCTATATTATCCATTATAACAGTCCACGTTTTTCTGCAAAAATTATCAAAGAATACTTTTTCGTCTACTTCTCCCAAAAGCCTGAGTATATTTTTTGTTTCTTCCGGTTTATTTATGATATATCCTATTACTGATTCTTCGATGTTTTTATCATAAAATCGTGTGTTATGCTCAAATATTTGATTTGCGCTTTGCAAAAAATTTCCCATTTCATTCGCTAAAAACAGATCATTTCCTCTAAGAATGATTTCTTTGTTTTGTAGCATTTCATCTAATGCTCTGTAAAAGGTTCGTTCAGGAATTTGTTGTTGAGTAATACAAAACTGTTTTGTTGCTGTTTTTGAGAGCTTCTTTTTTGCACAATTATATATCCAGTATTGTGCTTGTGATTTGCTCATATCATTTTCCTTTTAGTTTTGATAAGTTTTTCTAATAATTCCTGAACGTGTTCATGTAGCATTGATCTTTTTGGCTTTACGTTCCTTTTTAACAAAAGAGAATAGCTTACGATTTCTTCGATGTATAATTTTATCCACTTGTTAATTGTTTGCTCGTCAGTAAACCCTTTTGCAAGAATACTTTTCTTTGTTATTAAACCAGAAAAAAGCAAGACTTTTAATATATGCCAATACCATTGTCTTTTTTGTCCATGAAGTCTTGCTAAGGTTCCAAGCTTAATTGTCATTTCTGGTGTTTTAATCCATCGATATACTAAAAAGTAATCTTTGCTTGGCAAGGCATTTAAGATTATTTCTTCTGTTACTAATCCGATATCGCTACTCTTTATGTCCTTTTTCATTGTTAATTAACTCCTTTATTTGGATTAATTCTTCTTTTGCGCGTTGCATTGCTGCTTTTAAATGCTCTTTTAGTTCAGGGAATTCTATGTATAATTCTTGCTGTAACATTTCTGAATATACATATTCCCATAAATCGATTTTGTCATTTTCTCTTTTAATGCTAAATCCTTTACAACCTCCTTTGTCGTCCGTATAAAACATCACATTTAATACGTTTTGTTCTTTATCATACATCAGTGACAAGTAATAGTAGCCTTTTAAGAGTTGGAAACACTTAAAAAGTAGTGTTCGCTCTTCTTTGTTTAATAGGGTTGTTCTCATTTAATGATTCTCCTTTCCTGTTTGTGATTATTATTTCCATGATCGTTGCGTCTTTTTCTCCCATTTCTTTTTTAATATTTAATTCAAATATTTGATTTGCTTTGGTGCCCAAGCTGTTTTCAATAATTTGATTAAAAGTTTCTGCTATTATCTCTCGATTAAACTGTGCCCTTGATTCACATTGTAATATTACATTTACTTTAAAAGCAAAAAAAGCATCTACATATTTAAAGTTATGCTTTGAAAAAATCACCTTTTGCATTGCGTAAATAAAGTTTTTCGCTTCTGTAGTAAAATTTATAAAGGCAGGGGTTGATGCCCCCCTGCCAAATGTTCCAACTCTTTCAAGCGTCTTTGTATACGTCGAAGGAGGAAGTTTGTTCAATTCAAAGGTCATTCTTCACCTGCTGTTTGACTTGTTCCCGTATACTGTCTTGTCGTTGGCATACTTTCCCCTGCTGCATCTGTTTTTTGTACTAAGACGTAAACGTTCCATAATATTCCGGGTGTTCCCGGTAATACACAATCTGGATTTCCCTTAAATATACATGAATAAGAAAGGCCGTTTATTGTTATGTTTCCTCTGTAATTTGAGGAATTTGCATAAATAGAACCTATCCTTTTCTTGTCTTCATAGATTGCATATGCCGCGTCTTTGTGCGTTTTCCTGTAATCATTGGTAAGAACAGTAAAATTGTTATACTGTTCTTCTCCGTCAAATTTTACATATCCTCCAACATAAATAGAACCCTTCTTGGATAGTTTTGCAGAAACCGCTCCTAATCGCTTGTATATTTCTTTTATACCATCGGAACTTTTTAGGATAATCTTGTCGTCTTTTGAATATTCTTCATATGTCTTTCTGTCTGCCATATTTCCTCCTTAAAAATATTTTGCCAAATCTTCAAACGCCATAACTCCTCCACATAAATCAGGCAATGCGTTTGCTTTAAAACCAAGCGCATCTATGATTGCAAAAACATCTTTTATTAAACAATGATCGATTGAAGCTTGATTCATAATTCTTGCAACTTTGCTTTTATTCATAGAGGTCATATAAGCCAAATCCTGTTGACTTATATTTTTTGCCATAGCAAAGCTTTTTAAATTCATCGCAAGATTATACGTCAAAGTCTTCCGGGATGTCATCATTGCCGCCTCCTTTTTTTTCAGTATCTTTAGGTGTAACTATTTCAGCGTTAAAAGTTTTCTTAATTTCTTCTATGCGTTTTTTTTCTTCGATAAAAGGGTTTTCTTCTTCGGGATTGTCTTGTGTAATGACCGACGTCTTTGCAAACGGGCCTTTTTTCTCTTTTATTACAGGCGCAATCGTTGCTTTTTCTTCTTTTAAAACAAACTGTTCTCCGTCAGGATCGACAATTTCATTCGTAGGTATCATGAACATTGTAAATAAACAATATTTATGAGCAATGGAAATTGATTTTGACGTTGATTTGTCACCACTATCCATGCCTTCCCCTACCATGATTGCCGAAACAAAAGACCCATCATCTGATAAAAACGTGAATCTTATTTCTGTCGTTTTATGAAGGGTTATTCCCTTATCTGTCTTTCTTTCATAAAGTTCCGTTCTTAACACTTCCGGGATGGTTACAACCCTGTGTTTTACGAAAATCCCTGAAAGCGCATTGTAAACCTGATCAATTCCTCGATAATTAAACGTAAATGTCCCCTTACTTTGTGCGTCTTTTGAAATTGCGGGAATCTCTGCTGCAATATCACAAAGCTTTTGAAAAATGTTTCCTTCCTTGTAATCCATATTTCCTCCTATGTTTTCGTTGACGTTATTATACATGAAGCACTATTCTTCGTCAACCGTTTTGTTGATTTTCTCAATGACTTTTTGAATTTCTTTTGTGCCTACCTCTTTCTTTTTTATTGAAAATCTTCTTGTCATTGGTTTCTTTGATGCGTTAATTATTTCCGGGTGATCTTCTTCGAATTTCTTCCAGTTTATCTCTGTTCTGTATGCGGCAAGTTCAGGAGCGTATGCCGTTTCAATACTTTCTTTATCAATTCCTTTTACCGGAGTATATGAGAATTGATACAGTACAATGGTCTTTTTGTCTAATTCATGCATGCAATAAGCTTTAACATTGTTTTGCATGACTTCCTTGTATTGTGCTTCTCTTGTCTTGACAAAATCCGTCAATAAAGCCAACTCCTCTTTTGCTTTCAGATAATTTTCAATATCAAGGTCTTCAAAGACAAGTTCCTTTACAGCATTGTCTGATGGAACAATCGCATTAAAGGTTTTCGAGTCATTTGCCTCAATTAATTTAGGCGGTGTTTTGCTTTTTACAAGATCGAAAAGTAGCCGTTCTGCCTCAACGAGGTCTTTAGACTCGGTGGGGAAGTCTGTTGAATCAAGAAAAAACCGTCGTAACGTGTTGCCCCCGATCAGGACTGCAAACACACACGGAACGCCGTAAAAGATTGAGTGGTGTAAACCTTGCCAAAAATATTTTTCATCAACACCATTATTCCAACAGTGTGCTTGATCGAGAGCAATGTTCTTGACCTCGATTACCGCCTCTATAGTGCCGTCTTTTCCCATTACAAATCCATCAGGGTTGTCTGCCATATAAGGCAAATCAACACTTGAATAAACGTATTTTGAAGGCACTGCAAGGCATTTGAACTTATGCGCAAACATGTCTATGATTCCTTTTTCGAGTTTGACTCCGGCCATCATTCTTTCAGTTTCTTCAATCTTGAAGTGTTCTCGATTCATCATAGCATTAAATGTTTGTTGCAATGTCATGAACTTTGATCCGGTATAACCTTTTAGTTTTATTGCCTGTGCTGCGGCTGTGCTTGAAATATAATCAAAATGATAATCAAACGTTTTCTCTGCTTCACTTTTTGACATTAACTTGATAAATTGCATTGTGCCACCTCCTTACATATGCAAATTTTGACTTTAACAACCGATATAGCTTTTCTATATTGGTATGTTTCGTCAAAAATCTGTGGTGAAGCCTTGGTACCATTTTACCAAAGGCTATGATATCTTCTTTGATTTTTCCTAAAACAATTTCTCCGTCGAGTTTTACGAGTTCTCGCTTGTCTTTTGAAAGATATTCTTTTATATTCTTGAATATCTTTTCTGATAGCTCTTCTCCGATTTGCTCATCGAGTTTTTCTTTTTCTGTTTTCATGACATACTCACCATCTTTAACATCATAAGTATTGACATAATTGTCAACACCACAATGTCAAATTTCTTTTTAATTGCATACCACATTTTTGATACTCCTTTCTTTATCAAATCTTTCAGTAAATAGATCATTTCCCATGTTTTAATCATGAGAAATCGAATCCCCTCTTGCATTGCCTCCTGATGTTCCATTTTCTTCCTCCTTTATTGTTAGGTTTTCCATTGTTAGAATAAGAAAATCACCGCCTGTTATTATTTCTGTTTTTACGTTCTGTTTATCATTGTTAAAGAGAAAATCAAAGATGATCGGAGAAAGGATATATATTGTTTTTTCCGGTGGGTAACAGATCTATTGTTCTGTAAGTATTTTATCTGGTATTTTTACAAATTGCCCCGTGTCCGTCGGACACATATAACAAGTTTTACTGTCAATACATGTAATGTCGCATCTTTGGATTTGTTCTTTGTATTCCATTTTTTACTTCCTTATGGTCTTTCAAAAACTCTATCATATTCTAAGTGATGTTTTTGGCATAACAATCTGAGGTTTTGGATATCAGAATTGTTCCCATGTCTCATGTGTGCTACCGTCAAAATAACTCTTGTTCCATTTGGTAATATCTCGTAATTTTTTACATCGCACCACTGACATTTATTATTATAAAACGATTTCATGAAAATAACAATTTCCTTCCAACATTTCGGATAGTTTTTTTTATTTTTCGGTTTTATTGGCATCTTGTAATGTCTTTCCGAATGGCATTCCGTTAGGGTGTGTGCATATGATTAATAATTTTTCATAACCTATCCATGATGGAAAATCGTTTTTCATACAAACCCCATCATAGTCCTGAGCCGTAATTTCCGTTGCTTTTCCTGTTTCTCGTATTATCAACCGCTTTCCTAATAAATGATCTTCTTTCGTGTATGGCGTTACCTGATATTTTAGGCGATCGTAAAACAACAAAGGCCGCACATTATAGCTTAATAAATATTCTTTTGAATATACTTCTTCGGATGTTGTAGGGTTATTATATTTGCTAAAACTTTGTGTGTTTCCGTATTTTCCATTATAATACAATACTTTTGAATGTCCGCCTATAGTTACTTCGCACATGGTTCCTTGTGGTATCTTGTCCCAATCATACAAGCAAAGCTTGTTATTCTTTGATATAATTTCTAATTGATTGTAATTAAACCATCCCATCACTTTTTTTTCCGTTTTAACAAGGCAATAATCCGTTTCGTCTACTTCGATTATTATACCAATATCTCCGGCTTCAATCCAGTTTCTTGATGCTTTTTTCTTTTTATTAATTCTTACTTTGACACCTTTTTTGTAGTTGCTTTTCTGGTAATGTTCTTTTACTAATTCTTTTATTTCCATGTTTATTCCTCCTCTGGTTTTCTTTTTTTGTTCATCATCTTTTTGGTTATCTTTATAACTTTGCCGTATAATTCTTGTGCGCACTCACGACATAGGTCAAGTTTGTGAGAGCATTGTAAAGCAGGATGACGCTTGAAGTCTATAAAGACTGATTCAATCGCATCTGTCCAATGGCGTTTTACTTTATCATCGGAACGGTATTCGACATGACATATATCACACTTGTTTACTAAATATTCTTTCTTCATATTTATTACCTCTTATAATCTGTGAATCGTTTAGTCCGCAGTAATTCAAGAGCCTTGTTACTCGTTGCCATATACATTATGTTAAGACTGACAACATCCTTAACTCCGTCGTCATATCCGAGTTGGTATGCAGATTGCTTTGCTTCTGACAAAGCCGTGTCGTATTCTGTTTTTATTTTAGCAACCTCCTTTTTGTATATCGACACGTATGCATGCTTCTCTATTGCAAGCATTGTAAAAAAATATGCAATCGAAAGTAATACAATAATGCCGGCGGATATCATTGTCCTTAAAAGAGTGTCAAAACTAATCTTCATATGCTTCTCCTTTCTGTTACCATTGTTCTTCGTCCCACTTTTCATCTTGGTTCGACTGTACAAGTCTTGGGAATTCGTTTAGTGAAACTACTTCCTCATAAATAGGAGCATACACAAGATATTCTATTGATTCAGTCAAAAGCGTTTCCGGTATTAATGTTTTTAGTATTATATCTGATAATAGTTTGCCTGAATAATAATTACAATATTCCGTCTTGAATTTTGTTTCTATTTCTTTTCCGATGTCTTTTAACTGACAATATGCTGAGCCAAGATTCCATTTTTCTAATCTGTCTTCATATTCCTCTTTTACAAGACTGAATCCTGTTTGTTTGCTTTCGTTTATATCTCCTTGACAGAAGTTTCCATATCCATATTGGATTTTTCTTATTCTGTCATTGTTTGGGAATGGAAATGTGAATTGTATAATGTCATTTTGTCTTAAAGTGACATGAGGCCTTAGATTTATGTTTGGGACAGCAAAAGACGATTGGTATCTTATTCTTGGGTTTATTTTTTTCACTAATACACTGTTATTAAAAAAGAAATCATATAAATCGGTATTGTTATTATTTTCTAAGACATCTTTTTTAAATAAAACATTTTCCGTATATAATTCGTCAATAAGTCTATGAAAGCTCGTCCTGTCTTTTTCAGAAAATTTTTTGTATAATTCACTGTTTTCATCACATATTTCGTTTAAAATTTCATGTATTTCTAATTGAAGATTTTTGTTTAATCTTGTATAAACATCGTATGTTATTAACGGTATTTTTACAAGAACATTTGCTGAAAACGTGCCTCCGTTACCAATGCTTACATGTGGCTTGGTTATAAAATTCATGTCTGTATTTAATTCTATGAATATTATTTCGGGAGCATACGATTTATTGATTTTATAAACAGTGTCCGAATCTTCATACAAATTAATTGTTTTTAACATTGGCATAATGAAAGTTTTAACGCTTCTTGTAGTAATCTGATCTATTTCTTTTTGTGGATGTTCGTTTTTCCAATCGTCTTGTCCTTGCATGTGTAATAAAATTAATTTTCTTATATCTGTGTATTCTATGTTGTTTCCAATGATGAAGTCTTGTAATCTGTTGGCAACAACTTGTTCCCTTGACACATCGTTTTCTATCATTTGTTTTGCTTCTTCCATTTCACGTTTTATTTCTTGTCTTGTTTTTACCTCTTTGATTAATAAGCCTTTCACGATTTCTTTTGTGTCAGGGTCTATTTGCGGTGCTTTTAAAACAGGCATTTCGTGCGTGATAAATTTAATTTCAGTTTCGATTTTAAAGAACTGTCCAAAAGTTAATATTACGGAAAAAATGTAATGGAACAATGAATTTTCTGCAAAGCCATCATGAACATTAAGACGCACTTTGTTTTTTGTCAAAATAAGAACAGTTATTTGTTGAAGATAATTTTCTTGTCTTAAATTATCTCCTTTGACTGGAGTTCTTAATGCTTTGATAAATATTGTCCCACCTAATATTTCTGTCACAAAGCTTAAATGGATTAAGTCTCCCGTCATTCCATAACCAAATTCACGAGTATTAGAGGTGTTAATTTTGAATATTCCGTCCCAATTTGACAGTGTCTCTTCAAGCATTTCGTGTATCTTTTCTATTCCCGACTGATTTAATTGCACTGATTTTTTTTCGAACATATAATAATTGTCATATGTGTTCATTACCCGATTATCTCTTCCAATTAATAACATATTTTTCTCCTTTTGTTAAAATGGTAATTGCTCTTCTATTTGATCAAATGTTTTGGCTTCTATGATTTTTTTTACGCTTGTCAAAAATAACGTATTTAAGTCTTGCTCTTGATGTCGTGCGAATAAAGATAATTTTTTATATTCTTCGAAATCAAAACACGATGCCTGTTCATAGGCGATCTTATTTTCTTTAATTTCGCATATAGATTCTTTTAGCTTTTTAAATGCTATTTCTATATTATTCAAAGCATCTACTGTTGCGTATTGCTTGGTTGCATTATCTACATAGTCCATGTCCAGTTCGTCAAGGTCATTGATGATAAAATCATCAAACTGGTCAAGAAATGTTGGTTCAGGACACAGGTCTTCGCTTACCGCAACCCTGATTTTTAATATCTCGATTAAGTCTCTTGCTTTTTGAATATTCTGGTTTATTAGCAAAGAAACTATAATCATTAAAACATTTCGAAGAGTTCTCGTGTCAACGATTAGGTTAAATGCGCTTTTCAAAAAAGATTCTTCTGCTAATTCTTCATCATAAGCAAGACGTCTTATTAAATTTGACCAAAATATATTTTCACGGAAATTCTTTTCCGGCAAAAAAGGATTAAACGTTTTCATTTTATGAAAATTAATTTTCAGTTCCGGGAATGACATTGATTTTGTATACTCGAAAATTCCGTCAGGCACATCAATGCTTTCATAAAATGTTTCTTTTTCATTTCTGACAAAATTTTGTAACATTTCGTTTTCTGCTTTTAACAACTTCCAATAATATGCACCGGCCACAACAGAACTGATCGAAGTTCTTGGTTGAAGATAATTTACCTGCATTCCTGTATTTACCCACAAAGAATCAAGATTTCTTGCCGGGAAAAGCTTAAAGCTTTCCCCGTCATACCCAAACGACAATAAACTTGTTGCATAGTCGTTGTTTTTGAATGTTTCTTCAAGTATCAACATGTCCGATGCGTCTCTCCCCTCTATTATATACACACCGTTGTCCCATGATACCTTGTTCATAAATCCTTCTTTTGCTCTTTCGAAGAATGGTTTTATTGTCACTAATGGTCTTTGTTTAAGGCCTCGCTTGTATCGATCTCCGATCATGCTTATTATATAATCCTTGAATGCCAAAACCTTTGGTAATCCCACGTTAGATGGATTCGCATAAGCAAGCGTTTCTATGTTTTTTCTTGAAACAATATCATCGTCAAACAATGTGATAATTATGTTCTTCGAAGAGTGTCTGACGGGGTTTAATATCACGTCTTTTACAAAATGATATGCTACTTGCGATGATAAGCTCCCACATCCTATGAATACATAAGAATCACACATTATTCCCGTTTTACAATTTATCATTTTATTCTCCTTTATTCTTGGAAAAATCCCGACAAACCATCGTAGCTATCTCGATTGTTTGTTGCCAATGTCTTTTTATAGCTATCTTTATATAGCTCGCTGTATTTCGTTTCGTATGTATACGTTTTTTCTTTTATGTTTTCAATTCCGTCAACCTGTATTTCTGAGGTTACATTTATCACAAATGCATTTTTGTCAAGAAGCAAGTAGTCTGAGTCCGAGAGCTTGACTTGATAGCTTAGATCGCATAATTGTGCATCTGAGTTGAATAATATCGAGAGATCATGGTTTTCGTTTATTGTCCTTCTGTCTGTGGTTGAAAATGATGTTGATCCTCCTCCCGGATGTGTGTGTATTATTGCATACATATCTGGTATTTTCGTTGAGTCGTCGATGTAGTTTACTGCTGCTGCTGAGTTTTCCTGTTTTGGTATGATGTATTTTCTGTCTCCGTCAATGTCCATGACTTCTATTTCTAACCCATTTACTTTATACGGAACAAAAATAGATATTTCTATTCTTTTTCCTGTTTTTTCAAGGCATTTCCTTACTATTTTGACGACATTATCGTCAATGGACATTTTCATTTTAGGTTCTATTTTAATTCTATGATTTGTCCATTCTAACTCTTCTTCTTTGATTAGCGCGGTTTGTCCGTATTCTTTTTCATTTCCATTTCCATTTTCATTGTTTAATTTATCAAACAATTCGTTTCCATGTTCTATCATGTCAAAGATTTCTATTTCAGTTTCTTGCGAAAATTCTATTAACTCGTCACTTAGAAATAATTGTAATTCGTCTGCGTTGTTCTTTGTGAAAAAATCCATAAGGATATCTTTTTGTTCTGTCTCTGCTACAAATTCTCCATATCCAAGATCTTTGATGTGTTTGTCTAAAGTCATTTCTGATCCTGTTCCTGATATTGTTTCTACTGGAGATTGAAATCCGTTATACAGTATCATAAGTTCAAGGGTGAACATTGTTATAAGTTTCGCGGGTAGGCTCTTTTCCGTAAGCAGCCCTCTTATTATGCTTATTTCATTTGAAAGTATTGAAAATGTTTGTGCTGCGTATTCTCCTAATAACGCATTGTATATGCCCTGTGCCTCTATATTTGTTTGCTCTGCTATTTTGCTGATTGTCTTGATCATTATTAAACACAATAGTATTGTCATTCTTTTTCTTGAAAACCACTCAGAATTGAACATGTCTTTTGGTTTGTAGTTAAAATCATTAACTTGCTTGTACATGCTTTGACAGATTAACCCTGTATTGCATTTTACTTTTTGCTTTTTTAATATTTCGCAGATTGTTGTCGTGAAGGCATATGCAATTTCCATCATAACCATATTGACCGATGTTGTGTGTCTTCCCGGTTCTGTTATTTTTTTAATGTCTTTCATTGCGTAATATTTTACCCCCATTGTCCCTAAAACAAGTTTCACTGATGCGCTTGTTGTATCTTGTTTTCCCTTTAATACTTCAATGCATGTAGGTTCAGTTAATAATGTATACATTTTGTTATCCTTTCGTTTGGTTTAGCTCGAGCCACATGATCAAACCTTTCATCAAACCGAGGTTAAAGGCATCTAATTCCTCCTTTGTTTTGAATTCTGCGAGTTTGTATTCTTCATTGCTTGGTTTTTCTTTGTCTTTATATACAAGCAATGCCACGTTATCCTTGTTGTAATAAGTAAAGCATGGAATAAGCGTGCTTAAAATTCCGCTTATTGCTTCGTCGATGGTTACAAACTCCATTTTGTCCTCCTATTTTTTTTAAGGGAGCAGGTTTTTCTGCTCCCTAACCGGTTAGGTGTTAGTTTCTTGGCTGATCTCTATTCTCGATTACAAGTTCCTGTATTGTGTCAAATCGTTCTGCAATTTCTCTTGGCGAAACTCGCTCCCCATTGAGTTTCACGTTGTAGTTTTTGATTTTGAGATCAAAGGTTATGTCCGAAATTGCTGTTTTTAGTTCTTTTATGTCTGCTACGTTTTTGATGTAAGTTTCGTTACCTACTTTAATTTTTAATTCCATTTTATGCTCCTTTTGTTGGTTAGTTCCATGAATCTTCAAGTGTTGGTTTTGTTGCTTTTGCCGGCTTTGCCTTTTTTGCTCCCCAATTGTCATCTTCTTCCTCTACTTGTTTCTGTCTTGGTTGTGCTGCTGGCAAAGCTATTCTTTCCGATCCTGATGTGATTGCGTTTTCCGGCTTCTTTCTTGAATCTTTCTCGATTGACAATACGACTCCCGGCATACATGCAAGCGTGATAAAACTTCCTGTTTCGTCTTCTTGCCATGCGATACACTTGTGATTACAGTCTACCATCGGGTTCTTGTGGCACTTTGCCTTGATATACCGTCCTGCTTTTACCAAGTTTACGTTGCCTTGTCCGTTCACATACACGTTTTGAATGTTTTCCATTTTACCCTCCTATTGGGTTTTTTGTTATTTCTTTGAACTCTTTTGCAACCGTTGGCATTCTCCTTTCTATGGCTACAAGCCGGTATACCAAGATTGCGTGTGGGAACATATCTACGCCTGTTTCTTTTTCTTTTTCTCTTTCTGTTTGCATTGCTTCTTCGATGTTTTCTGCTTCTATCATTCTTTGTAGCTTGTATTTTGGTTCCTCGTCCCATGTTTCTGTTGCTTTTATAATTGCATAGCTTTCCATATTTTACTTCTTATCCTTGTATGTATTTGAATCCGTGTTTAGTGAGTGCGCCTATTGCGCTCCATCTTTTAAGACCGATCTGGTCTTTGATGATGATGATTTTTTTGTCCATGTCAATATCTGCGAATCTTTCAACTCGTCTCAATGCTTCTTTAAAATCTAAGTGTTTCATATGATCTCCTTTATTTTATAATACACTCTTTTGGATAATCTTGTTGTTTCCCATATTGCCAATCTTGCTACCTGATATGTTAATGTTACGATGTATGCCACGAAAAATGCTGTTGCCATTCCCGCCATTATTACAAAAAACAAAGTTATTTCACCCATGACATTTTCTCCTTTTTCTTTGTTTGAACATTATCATTAAGCTTACCACTGCTGATACGATTGACCCTGCCACCATTCCTGCCAATCCTGTTACTCCGAATAACCATCCGTAAAATACCAAACAAGCTGTTCCCAGTGCAAAGAATCTGAAATGCCATACTGCTTTTGCCGCCCATTTTATTCCTTTGATAGACATTGGGATTACTGTGTATATTTCCCATTTTTTTAACTGTATTTTTTCTTTGCTTGCGTCCTTCCATGCGGCCATTAACTCGCATATATCTATGATCATTGCGAATACCGTTGCTCCGACCGCAATAATCATGAACGTTGCGTTCATATAAACACCTCCGTTCTTGCTATTTCGTTTGAGTCGTGATAACCCGCTTCTTTAGTTACGCGGAACTTGATCTCATAGATCTTTAGTCTATCTTTACCCATTAACTCTTCTTTGGCACGCCATGAGAAGCAATGTTCTCTCGGCCCGATGAAGAGTTCTGTGAATAATCCTCTTTCTTTGTCTATCCTGCATACGCAGAATTTGGAGAAAGTATAGCTCTTCATTTTAGATCTTCTCTCTCTATGTTAGAAATTATCCCTTTGATTTTTTCCAACTGTACTTGGTTGATTGCAAGCGTTATTGCATTTACGAATGATTGTGCCATTGTTTCTGCCTGTTCTTTATCATTCGCGATCACTGTCATATCCATTTCTTCTCTATCGATATACGCTATCAGCCTTACTTGCGGGGTCATTTCCAAGCCCGCATCGCCTGTTTCAGCGATCTCTCCATCTATGATTTCAAAATATTTCATCGTCATCACATCTTCCTATTGCTTCGAATATTACTTCTGCCCATTTTCCTGTTAGCGTATCAACGATGTTTTTTTTCTTTAGGACTGTTATTTCTCCTCCGGCTAAGTCATATCCTTTTGCGTCTCCATTTTCATAGAGAACGCCTATGATAAAAACGTTATCTCCGTCTTTATCTTTTGCATGCACTAATGCCGGTTCTTGTTTTCCCCTGAATATCCGTTTGAAGTTTTCGATCGGGTTCATTTTACCCTTCCTTTCTGAGATGGTCTGGTCTTCATCTCGATAAGAACAAACGAGAACACACAACAACACAAATAAGTAAGCAGGAAAAAAGGCTGTTCTCTTGCCAACCAATGGCATTTCTTGCTATCCTTCCCATTAAAAAAAAGGGAGAGGGGTTTAATCCTCTCTCTCTTTTTCATTTTCAGTGAATACTTCTTCAATTTTTTCCAACAACGCTTCGATAATTTTATCTTCCATTTTTATTCCTCCTTTCTGAGCTGTTCGTTCAGCTCTTTTTCCACCATGTCTATTGCGCATGCATAAATATGATCGTCTTGATTATACTCACCTGTCGCTGCTTCGTAGATCCTGTCGTCTACGATTCTACAGGCCACAACTCTAAATGTTCCGTTTTCTTTTGCTATGATAAAGATCGAGCCGTATTCGCTTATTTTAGTTCCCGGGTATTCTTTACGTAAATATTCTTTTTCCTTTGTCATTTTTTCTCCTTTTTAAGGGCATTTCTATGATGCCCTCTGTTTTAGAAGATAGGGAGAAGGCGAAGCCGACTCCCTATATTTCTTTTACCACAACTTTGTCTTTTTGACTGCTTTTGCGTCTTGGCTCTTGGCAAAGGTTACTACCTTTGTCAATTTTAGGGCTGTTAAGATATTATCCACAACTGCCTTATCGACAGTCGGGTCTATTACAACCTTGACGGTGCTGTTGGCTGCCTCCTTTTTGACGGCCGCGACGAATCTCTCGAGATATTCGTCGGGGACTTCACTGTCTTGTCCCAATGTTACCAGGAGGATTCTGTTTCCTAATTGAGAGACTCTCGCCTCTCCACTAAAGAACGTTCTTTGATTCTGTGCCTGAGTGAACAGTAATGTGGTTGCCATACAAGTTCCTTTCCGCCATTCTTTCATTCTTTGATGGCTGTTAGGTTCATCAAGCACCATGCCCAATGAACATAGACAAGTAGACAGGAAATAAAAGGCTGTTAGGCTGTCCGTTATGCCGATGTGTAGGTGTCATCGAGGACATATGATGCGAGGTGGACAAGGGGTTACGGCTGTCGTCCGTCGCTCCTCACGTGAGAACACGGCGTGCTCTGGTTAAAGGAAGGCTTGAGAGGCTGTCCGTGTTTCCACACCCGACGAAGGAGGGGGGGGAGGGCTGTCCCTGTTGCGATAGCGAACAAAAAAGCCTCTCTCACATTTTGCGATAAACAAATGTGAGTTATGTGGTAAAGCGTTTCCCAAGCATGCTTGTATTCTATACTGCTTCCACGTGAGGGCTAAGGAACGAAAAAAATAAAAAAATGATTTTATTATTTTATAAGGCATCCTTATTAATAAGATATAATACGATATCCTTAATTATATGTTATTAATATTAAGAGCAGGTGTTGTGCCAAACTGTGTGGTGTAAAATATTTTTTTATCGAATATGTGGATATTGTTATAGATAGGATAAACGGCGGCGGATGTGGTGGTGTCTGATTTTCCAATGTTTGACAGGAAGTTGGCAGGAAATGCTCTTGTAAATTATTGATATTGTGGTAGTTGCCAATTTTGGCAGAACATGTTGCCGAAATTTGGCAGGGATTGGCGTGTATATTTTTTATTGGGTATTGACTTAATGGGAGGATGTCGGTATTCTTTACGAGGAGAGAGGTGATGGCATGGCTAAAAAGGCACCTGTGATTGACAGTGAATATTTAGAACTCGATACATTATTAGAAGAGGTAATGGTTGAGTTTGAGACGAATCCGCAATATTTTCAGGCGATGGAAATATTTGTGAAGCGGAGAATATCATACCGTGATTTCGAGCGGCGGATCGCTAACTACCCGGAAATAAAAAAGAAGATGGATATTTTAGAGGAAATGGAAGAGGCCCGGATAATCGAGAAAGGCATGCTCCGCAAGGGCGATCCATACATGTCGCAGTTTATTCTCGAAAGAAAATACGGATACAACGAACCGCGGAAAAAGATTAAATCGAGCCGAGAACTCGTAGAGGACATGATTACTGATGTAGCCGCGCGCAGATCGACGGCCGGTGGTAAATTCGCGGAAGAAGAAGATACTTTCGACATACTTGCGGAAGGTGGTGATGATGATGACGGAGACGATCTCAGCGATGACGAGCCACTCAATGCAGAAATTGAAGAAGAAACAGCCCGTGGAAAAGCGATTGAAGTTGCCGAGGACGATTACGACGAAGACGCCGATTTCCAAGCCAGAAAAGTCGCAGCGAATAAAAAGAGTAAGCGATAGTGTTCGTGAATACATATCAAATGTCACCGATGACATCCATTTAACGCCAGAGACATCACTCCAAGAGGTTTACGAGTATTTTTGGAACATAGAAAATTTTGCTAAGTTGTTCCCGGAGCATTGTTACTATGATTTCTGTGATATGCACCGGGAAATACATGCCGACCTTGAAGAATGGCCTAAACTCTATGCGGTGGCGGCACCGCGCGGAACCGCAAAATCAACCAATATAACATTTTTAAGAACAATGCACGCGATCGCATTCAGGTTGGAAGAATTTATCCTCGTTATTTCCGGGACAGAAGAGCAGTCTGTTGCGTTTTTGCAGGACTTGCGAAACGAGTTTTCTACCAATGACATCTTTTGCGAACTGTTTGATCTGACTCTCACCAGAGAATCGATGACCGTCCTTGAAATTAACGGTAAAATGTTTATTCAGGCACGCGGCCGTGGTCAAAAGATACGTGGAAGACGTTACAAACATTTAAGACCAACATTGATTCTTCTTGATGACGCGGAAGACGATGAGAGCGTATCTACTCCTGAGCAGCGCGAAAAGGTTGATAGATGGTTTTGGAGACAGGTGTTCCCGGCAATCCATCGTCAAAAAGGGAAAATATGGGTCGTTGGAACTATTCTTGAAAGCCATTCGTTGCTTGCCAAGCTGATCAAAAATAAGTCATTCAAAAGCAAGTTGTTTTCAATTACTACAAACGGGAAAATTGACGGTGAATCAATATGGCCGGACATGTTCCCTAAAAAAGTAATAATGTCTATGTACAACGCCATGAAGCGCAGCGGGAGAGAGCAAGACTTCTTTACTGAAATGATGAATAAGCCGTTGATGGATGAGAACCGCCGCTTCAAAGCATCTTATCTTGATTTTTATGATTATAAAACTCGCCATGAATTGATGTCTGAGTGTAGGGTTTATATGACTGTCGATCTTGCGAGAAAAGCCGGTGCCAATAACGATGACACTGCTATTGTCATTGTTGCAGTGCATCCAGATGGAGGTAGATATGTTCTCTCAATTGATGCGGACAAAACTGATGCTCCTGAAACGGTTAAAAGAGTTGTGGATGCTATTGCTACTTACCGCCCTCATGCCGTGGGTATTGAAGAAGAAGCGTTCTATCTTGGATTAAAAGGGCAGATAGATTCCGAGTTGCGTAGGCGTAGATTGTATGTTATAATCGAACCCATAAAGCACGACAACAAAAGGAAGACCGACAGGATTATGAATACGCTTCTGCCGCAATTCAAATTGAAGGAATGGAAATTCCCGAAAAACAAACCGGCTTGGTATATGGATTTCTTAAGCCAATATCTTGAATTTAACCACACGATCAAAGAAAATGAAGCGGATGATATCTTGGATGCAATGGCAATGTTGGAAAAGCTATTGATTGCTTATCCAACACAGCGTTACGCAAGCTCTGCGGAAAGCGCAACGAGCATACGCGGAACTGCTATCAAAAAATATATTGGGAGGTAAATATGGACAGGAAAACCGATTCAGATAACGATGTTGATGTTAGTAGAATACGCGAAAAATTTATGAGCGAAGGGCGTATTGCAATAGTTAATGAAGAAAATGCTATTGATGTTCTGCTTGAAGACCTTGCGATGGGCGAAAAGGCATGGGACAGCGTAAAAGGCAAGGTAATGGCATGGCGCGATCTTTATGAGCCTGAGTTGTCGCCGGAGGATCCGCCGGCCGATGGAGACGACGCTGATGAAGAAGAAGAATTATCGAAGCTTCATATCCATGATGTTGCGCGGACGACGCGATGGATTGTAGCGAATGTAAAAGAAGTTTTTATGAAAAACGATCTTATCAAGCTGATGCCGCATTTGCAGCGCGAACAGGTTGTTGTTGGATATGATCAAAAGATAGTGAACAAAATTTTTGACAGAATGATTAACAAAGAGAAATTTTTTTCCGATCTTGTCGTTGCGTGGGCAAAAGATGGAACGGCTTGCGTAAGAGTCGGTTGGAATACCGAAATTGAATATGTTGATAAAGAAGAATTTGAATCCATGACCGAAGAAGATTTTATCATGAAATCGCAAGAAAAAGAATTGCTTGACGGCGGCGAAATTGTCGCTATCGGAATGAGAGGGTATTGTAAGTTCGGCGTTAAAGTAATCCATGAGGATTGCTTTGATATGAAGCTTATAAATCTTGACGATGTCAGAATGGATCCTCGCTTATATGTCAGGGACAAAGAGCGTTGCTACTTCATAGAATACCAGAGTACCATCGCTGATCTTATTAAAAATGATAAAGCTCGTGATGCGCAGGGCAAGTTCTCAAATGTAGCGGATATTTTCGCAAATGAATTACCTGTATTTTTAAGCGGTGCCGAAGGAGAAGATAAAACTGCTACTGATTTGTCTTTGGAAGAATACGGAATGGATGCAAACGCGTTCCCGACAGACTTTTATCGTCATCCGGTGACTCTTGTCGAGGGATGGGACTGGATTGTTGACTCAGAAGATGGCGTTTCAAAGCCATATCACTTCATTTTTTCGAAAGAACACAAAAAGGTTTTGCTTATGGAGCGTAATGATTTGCCGGACAATTTGCCGCCGATAATTATTTTGCCATTTTGCTCTGAGCCTTTTGTTAATTATGGCAAGTCGATGGGGGCATTGATAGGCGATTATCAGTTAAATAGACGGAGTATATTGAGATTGCTTATGAACAGCGCAATGCTCCAAACCGACAATGTTAAGATTGTCGAAGCTGATCTTTTGGATAGAACAAATTTCAGTGTTTTATCGAAAAATGCGCCGGGTTCTGTGTGTGTCACAAAAAATCCGTTGCCAAAGGCGATCGGTGATTCTGTATTCCAGTTGCAGTCGAACCCACTCGATCCTATGTATTATAATTTATGGGGTTTGCTTGGCGACTTGGAGCAAGATGAATCGGGTGTGACAAAATATACTCAGGGCAATGACGCATCCGGGATGACCGATACAGCATCCGGCATATCAATGATAATGAACAAGGCGCAAAAACGTTTGGCTGAATTGATATACAGACTGCAATATAGTCTTTTGCATGTTGTTGTCAAAAAAGCTGTATTGTATGCGGCCGCTTATATGCAGCGTGAGACTTTTATGTCTATTTGCGGCGAGGATGCCGATTTTGGGTTATTCCAAAGGCAAACAAAGGCAAATTTTGATATTAATATGTCAATAAATTTCGCCGGACAGGATGATTTTAAGATCAACCAATATATTCAACTTCTTGGTGTTATTAAGCCTTTTCAGGACGGCGGGCAGGTTGGTGGATATTTTACAAATATTATCTTGGCTGATATTTTTGAACTTCGTGGAAAAGAAGATTTTGCTGATGAATTCAGGAAACTTGCATTAGCGTCTGTTCAGGAAGAGCGTGCGCAAAAGCAGATGCAAGCAATGATGATGCAAAAAGAGCTTGAAGGCAAAGAACGTGAATTTAATCTGAAAGAGCGCGAGGTTGCTACTAAAGAAGAAAAGGTTAAAGGGGAGTTGGCGAAAATTGCTTCTGAAATGGCGGGGCCGGTAACGTCAACGCCTGAAATCGGAAGTGCGAAAGGAGCTACGCAATGAATAAGCGTCAAATTGTAAATGAGACTTTATGCCCGAACACCTTGATGCCGGAGACTCCGGCACATAAAAAATACGAAGAGGTTCGGGCTGTTTCTTCGTTGTTGCAAAACAATCCCGTATTTAAAAATGTTTTCGTTGACCATTTTACAGAGGAGCTTTTGTCCGCGCTAAATTATTTGTATATCTCTAAAATGGGCAATGATGCTAATGGGATCGAGATTGCTGTTAATCGTATTTTTGCTGTGTTGAGGTATGAGGCAATATCATTTAATTCTGTTTTTGATGAAGAAGGGGAAAAATCGGTTATTAAAAACAGGCTTATGATAGAAAAAAAAGGCTTATAAGGAGGTCATTTTATGGCAGAACGTAAAGAGTCAGTTGCAAATCGTATACCGGGAGCAGGGTCGAAAATTGGTCGGTCTATTTCAGAGGCCGAATATAATACCATTATGGCGGAAAAAGAAAAAGAAGAAGCTGTCCCTGTTGAAGAGGTTACACCTGATATCGTGGAAGACGAAGTGGAACAGGAAGAGCCTGAGCGTCCGCCAAAACGGTACAAAGCACCTGTCCAAGAAGAAAATGAAGATGACGATGTGCCGGCGGATGAAGATGAAGACGAGTTGTCTGATGAAGAATTCGAGAAAATGAAGGCAAGTTTGAGCGAAGTGGAGGAGTCGAATGATAATGAAGACGAGGTGTTTAAAGACTTTGATGAGAATGAAGATGAGCCTGTTGAAAAAAAGCCTGATGAAAAACAAAATGATGACGTTAAAAATAATGAAACAGATAAAAAGGAATTATCAACTTTCAACTTGTCACCAGAGCAGGAACAAGCTTTCTTAAAACAAATGCCTTTACTTCGGAACGGGAGAACAATTTTTGCTAAGAGTTTAAAAGAATTGCAAGACTTATCTCAGTGCGGCATTGATTTTACTGTCAAAACGATGATGTTGTCAGATGACGTTAAGCTTGCAAGAGCTGTTAAGGCTGAAAACATTAGCCATGCCGATCTTGATCTATTGAGTGCTATAAAGAAAAAAGATACCAATGCAGTTGCGTCTATTCTGACTCAGTATGGCGTTCCTCTCACAGAACTGGTTCAAACGGATGCATTCTTATCTGACACGGAAACACCGGAACAACGCCGCTATGCAGAAGAAATTTCTGCTAAAATGCAAAACGTGCTTGGCGCACAGAAGCAGCCTGAGTTTGATAGGCGTGTCGTTGCTGACTATAGCCTCATGCGTGCAGAAGACACTCAGTTCGCGGATAGAATGCGTGACGCTGAATTAAGTTTCCCGAAAGAACTTCGCGATGAAATGGTTCGTAATTATGATTTTTATAAAGAAGTTAAAAGGCATGTTAGCACCGGAGCATTTGATGTTGCGATCAGTGGTGTTCAAAATCGTCTCATGAAAATGGATAAAAACACTCGAGATATGATTTTAGAAGACCCTGTTCAATTTTTACATCTTTACGATTCGCAAATTAGTGCTATACTTGAACAGGAAGGGAATGGCTTTGCGGCCAATTCCGGTCAATCGGACTCTCGCGGAACATCACAGTCAACCGCAAGCCGGAAACCGGAATCGACAGAAATGCAGCAAAATGCTACCCCCGTAAAAACAGAAATTAGGAAAACTCCTCCGTCTACTGCTCCCACAGGAGTGAAAGAACAGATGAGAAGGAGAGCATATGAGGACGAGGTTGCTCGTATCAATAATGATGACGAGTATTTTAAAGAGTTGTTCAAAAGAGCAACGGGAAGAGATTTTAGCTGAAAGGAGTTAAAATATGGCAACAAGTGGCTTTGTTGGTTATCAAACCACGTTTACCGGTTCAAGCGCACCTGCGCAATTTGAGCCGGGTATGCAGAGCACGCTGACTGTAAATGGTGTTCAGCGTAAAATTAATGCGTTTTATAATAAGGTGTTTTTGGAACGTTTTTCCAAAGACGCTCTTTTGGATCTGTTTGCTGATTTTCATAAACACAAACAGAACGAGACAGAGGCTATCATTTCTCGCGGATATAATCGTATCTATGATTCGATGACAGCCGGTAATAGCCCTATTCAGAACACTTTGCCGGAAGAAGAGACCGTATTGAATAAACAACGTTTTACAATCACCGAGACTGCCGATTATATCGAAGAGCTTGGTGCATGGATTCCTATTGCAAAACGTGTTAATTTACTTGCGATTGATTCCGTTCTGACAGAAGTTACTGAACTTATGGGTGAGTTTGCTACCGAGATTATGGAAAAGTATTGGTTTGCTCGGTTGCGTGAACGTATTTCTTCTGAGATATTCTTGGCAGGAAATGCACCGACGGCTCTCTATACTACTCCGACATGGATCGAAGGAACTGATACTGATTTAACAACTGCATCTGTTGATCCTGCCGTAGTTGCAGACGTATCGCGCTTGCCGAATGCGTATGATTTCCGCCGTATTAAAATCGACTTCCGCAATAACAGTATTCGTAAGTTTACTCGTATGTTGAAGTCTGAGAACAAATACGCTACGTTCCCTATCAAGGCGGCTCATATGGTCATCACTACTCCTGATATGTGTGATGCGCTTGAACATACGCTTGGCAGCACGCAGCATCCTGTTTTTTCTACTGAGCAATATCCTAACCAGACGCTTGTTCATGAAAATGAAGAGTTTGCATGGAATGGATTTCGCTTTGTGTCTCACAACTTCCTGACTACAGAAACAGGAAATAGCTGCACTGCGCATCCGCTTTTGATTCCGTCTCCGCACTCTTATAAGCTTTTGTCATTGCGCGGCACTAAAGCAAAAACGATAGAATACGTTCCGCCTACAAAACAGCTTAATGATGTCTACGGACATATGGGCTTTTTGGTTTGGAACGCATGGTCTGGCGTTTCTGTTCCGCAGCAAGAGCGCATCAAGCTCATGTGGGGTGGCCTGTAATATAACAAGAGAGGGGGGAACCCCTCTCGTATTTTTGAAAGGGGAATTATGGCTATTAAAAAACTCAATGACATTACTGATGACTTTGAAGCTATTGCTTCTGAGGAAAAAGCACAAGCTGAAACATATAATAAAAAAACTCGTTCTCGCAGTTCTGCCCCGGCACCTGACATCGATGAAGACATGGAAGATCGCGTTGAGATGACTAAGCGCGCAAAAAAGAATTTGCAGCCAGTCAAGCGCACGAATGGAATGAAGAACGTTGTTGTCGAGTCACATCTTGGGACATTCCGTGGAACGTTTTACATTGACACCGGCTATTTTAAGACACGTATTACTGAAAAAGCTCCGCAAGAACTCCCATTGTCTGTTATTGCTTATTTGAAAAACAAAACGCATGTTGTGCAAGAAAATGGCCAAGCTGTTCGTAGACGCACTTTTTCCGTAACGGAAGTATAAGGTGCTTTTATGACGCTCGCAGAAGTCCGTGATAAAATACACCTTTTGCTTGATGAAGAACTTGGGTCGGAAGATTATTTCCGGGATGCGTTGTTGAACTCGTTTATCAATGAGGGCATTAATGAGTTTAACCGGCTCACAAAATTGTCTATACTTCTTTATCCGCGTCAATGCTCTACTGAGGTGAATTATCTTTATACCGAGGCAGATTTGCGTGGTATCAATAAAATCATCGGTGTTTATTCTACCAATGGGAAACTCATGGAAATGATTAGCCCCGAACACGCACCTGATATAATTGGGTCTGATTGGAGGACAAGGACAACCAATGGCGCGCCTACCCATGTTATCACGGAATTCTGCGATATCACAACTCCGGGTGAGCAAGAGGCTGATCCTGATGTTATTACTCGTTATTTCGGATATGTTTATCCTAAAGTTCAAGGAACTGAAACAATCGACGGTGTCGAAACAACCGTTGATGTGACGCTTGATATGAATTGCTCAGAAATCCCATTCGTTGAGCTTGGTGATGATGATGATGTTGTTCCTGTCAACAACGAGATTCTTTCAGCGATCGCTTATTATGCTGCTGCATGGTCATTGTATAAAACCGATCTGCAAGAGGATATTGCCAAAGCCGACCGGTATCTTGGCGTATATATCAATAAATTACGAGATTATGGTGTTGAATCATATACCAATAAGCCCGTAATTAGCGAGAGGTGATTATGACGAAAAAAGAGATAATCGAGCGTGGAATGCGGCTGCTTAGGCGGCATATACAGGTTGTCAATAAAGCAAGAATTAATGATTATTGGAAACGCGAGGATTTTGAGGATGGTTTTGAGGAAGGGTTGCAGGAATATGTAAGAGACTCCGGCTTTATTTTTAAGACACAGACCATCACTTCTACTGTTTATAACGGATTTTATTTTTATCTTCCGAATGATATTTCAAGAGATTTGCAGATTTTTTGTAATAATCGTCTGCTTGCCATTAAAACGCCGGCACAAGTAGTTCGTGAGTATGGCAGTGGGTGGCGTGCGGTTGTTGGGACTCCGATAATTGCTGTCATTGATTATCCGTATGAAAATGAAGCAATGGGCATGACTGATTTTTACGGGTCGAATGAGGGAAATCGAATCCCGATCAGGCTATTCCCGCGTCCACCGACTTATTCAGAGCAGGGGCACGCTGTTATTTCTGACGATGAACGCGCTGATTTTATCACAAATTATCTTAAATATGAGCTTGGTATCATTGATAATGGCGGAACATACGGAGATCCGGCATTAACATTTACACAAATAATTGCTGCGCTTGCTGCAACTCCTGCGTTTTTTACTGCATCCAATGTTGAGATAAGGGCTGAATACGTCCCTATTAACGTCGTGGTTGCAGAAGATGCAAGCCCTGCGTTGCCCGAACCTGCGCACATGGGAATTGCATACTATTGCGCTTATTATGTTGCCGCAATGTCTCCTGATGAACATGAAAGAGCTTTGGCAGCAGAGTTCTATTCGCGCTATAAGCGGACATTAGTTACCTACAATTCTGATAACATGCTTGGTGTTAAGAGAAAAATTCGTAGAAATGCAGCTTTTAGGGGTGTATGATGAGAATGATTGTCAAAGATGGTGCAGGGCAAAAAGATGTCGATTTCGAAAGTAACGTAAAGCGTATTATTGCCGAGTATACACAAGTATCTAAAATGGTCACGTCCGGCGAAATCCCCGCAAGCTTGCAGGATTTGCTCAATGCCTTTGCCGATCATGCAAGCGATGACGCAATTCATGTGACCGGGCTTGAGTCTGCGCAATTATCATCTGCATATCAACACTCGATCACACACCATTTCGATCTTGGTGTTGAATATTTTACACTTACGGCAACTGATATTTCAAATAAACATGTGCTTTTGTCAGGCCTTCCTGCGAGTAGGTCTGTTGCACATGATGATCAAGGCAATAATTTAATCATGCTGTTATGCGAGGCTGCTCCTTTTCTCATGAGATCGATTGATTATTGTCAAAACGATATCAACCCACAAATGATTGAATGGGGTTCTTTAATGTTGGAAGACATATTGCAAGAAGGCGACAATATTGTCATTTTTTATGAAAAGGAGTAATTATGCCTAAGATTATACCAAAATGGATTTCACTTGATACATCCAATCCTTCTTTAGAAGATAATAGTGGGAAATTGCGTGTAA